AGCGACTAGAGGTAATCGAAACCTCATCCGAACATTGGAAGTGTCCTATAATTAACCATTATACGATAGTCGCATTTATTTGATAATGAGAGATATGGGAATTTCAAAATCCCGACCCCGACCTTGTCAAGGTCGTGCTCTGTCTCTGAGCTAATATCGCATTAATTTACTGAGCAAAAAGGTGAGAATCGAACTCACGACCTCTTCATTACCAATGAAGTGTTCTGCCAACTGAACTACAATTGCATTTCGATTTTTCTTTCTCAACTATAAAAGTTTCAAGGAAATATAAAATCGTAAAACCCTACATCGTGGAGCCGATGGGAATTGAACCCACCACACGGACATTGCAAATGTCTGTCGCCAGCCAATGGAACATGCGGTCCCTTATTATGTTATGTGGAGCTGAAGGGGATCGAACCCTCTACCTATTGGTTGCAAACCAATCGCTCTAGCCAACTGAGCTACAGCCCCAAATTTCCCAACATGTCAAATAACTTTTCAATCTTAATGTGATCTAGAAGGGAATCGAACCCTCATTTTTCATTCCAATTATGCACATAGAGTTTAGAAGACTCCGCCATTACTAGACCATATTTTAACTTTCTTCCCAAAAAATAACACCTTTTGTTAATAGATCAACTTCTTCAACTTCAAATCCATTCCAAGCGCCTTTTTCTTTTGCGATAAATTTAGCACTTTCAATATCATCTGAATTTATAAGCATTACACTTAATCCATAATTTGTTCTATAAGTCACAATAAATGTTTTCACTCTTTTTACTTTTTTTAGTTTGTCGAAATGGTGAGACTCGAACTCACAATTAACCCCGGTTCCAAGCCGGGTAACCACACCAATGGATCGCATCTCGATAATTTGAATTTCTATGCCTTTTCTATGAAATTCTAACAGTCTATGTCGAAATGGTGGGAATCGAACCCACAATAACCCCGGTTCCAAGCCGGGTAACCTCTCGCATTGGATCGCATCTCGTTATTTTTGAATTTCTATGCAAATTCTTTTACATCCTATGAAATTCTAACAGTCTCTTTCGTCTAGGTAGCAGGATTCGAACCTGCGATGCGTTATTTATTAGCTCCTGCTCCCAAAGCAGGCGGGGTGACCTGGCTCCCCAATACCTAGTTATGTTAAACTCAAAATGTCAATAAACAAAAAACCCGAAAGTTTTTTTACTTTCGGGTTTCTTTTACTTAATATGATTGATACTTATATCATCAAGTTAGGTACAATACACCCGAACGTAATCCGACTGGTCTGCCTCCTGTTACCGGGGCGGTTGTAGTCGCTGTTGCTGTCGTTGTATTTGTCCTAAGATTTTTCATAATTCTATATATTAAATGTTTTTGTTTCTGTTTCAATTTTTAATCTTCTACAAAGATACGGAATATCTTTTAAATAAAAAACTAAAAATGTATTTTTTTTTATTTTTTTTCTTGTTATTATATATTACAGAAAAAATGTCGTTTTTTTCTACTTTTGATTTTTATAGTTAAAATATATATAAAAGTTTTTAATCTACCAAATATTTTTTTAATTATTTTCAAAATTATCAATTTTTAAATAACATTAAAATGTTTTTCAAATGATAATTTTGAAATACTAACTAATGGTATATCTTCAAGTAACAATAGATATTCATTTTTATTATTATCTGGATTTCGCCATATTGAATAATCTAACACTTCATCTATTGTTAATGTCATACCTTCAAGTTTACCATTTTTTACGCATATACATTTACCAGTTTTATTATTTATAGCATTCTGTAATGCTACTTGAGTATTATATGAATTTAAAGTTCTCATTAATTTTCATTTACTTCGTTATTTAAATTTCTTTTTTCTTCAAGTCTAGCTCTTCTGTGTGCAAATTTTGTATCACGGCTATGAGCTTTTTGAGAGGTATTAGTATTATAAGTTTCTGCTGAAAACTTATCGTGTCCAGGACAGCATCCCCAATCTTTTCTTCTTATACCAAGTGCTTTCATATTTTTTATTTATTAAAATTATCTTTCACATCTTCATAATGTGGGTAGCCTGTATGGTCTCTTAACTTCAAATGAGAAATATCTTCAAATTCTTTAACAAACCAAATTGTTTTTGCTTTTGATGTAGAAAAACTCCCACCACAAAAAAAATATTTATCATTTATAGTTAAAAGATATTGTGTTGTTTCTAAATAACCATAGCCATTATTATTTTCTATAAATTTTATGTCAGATATTTCACCTAATGATTTGCAATATAGTTTTGCTTTATTAAGTGTAGAAAATTCAATTTGAGAATTATTAATTTCATTCACCTTTTTAATCTTCATTTTATCTATTTATTTTTGCAACTAATTCTCCTTTATGATATAATTTTCTTGAATATTTGTTTGAAATTAAAATAAGACCATTATAATTATAATTATATCCTTTTGTAAAATTAAAATCAAACATATCAATAATATCAATTCCATTCTCAATTGGTGGACAGGCTATTATTTTTATTATTTTACCATCAGACTTAGACTCAAATGATATAAGTCTAATTATAAGTTTGTTGGTATTTTTTTTATCAAATTCAAAACTATATTTTTCCATCTCATTTTATTTAGGTCACAAAGATATGTATAATATTTTTAATACCCAAACAAATTTACATTAAATTAAATCCTGCGTCTTTTAATTTCTTTTTAATTTCAAGTAATGATAAATAGCTTGTAATTCCAACAAATCCATTATCATCCATTTGAATTTCACCAAGGTCAAGTTCTTCTAATTCAGGAAGTTCACATAGTACATCTTGATCAGACATTATGCCATTTTCAAATACAGTTATTCCGATATTAATACCATCCTCTACAAACATATCTCTTTTCCAGTCTTTTGATGTACGAGTAAATCTTTCGACTCTCAATACATATTTAGGAATGTTTGAAGGTTCTTTATATTCTGGTATAACAATTGTTTGATCAACTGGAGTCACCAAAGTTGCATAACCTAAAAGGCTAATACCATATTTTAATTTTTGTTCTGGATGTTTTATTAGCCAATCGCAATTATTTGAGTTTACTACTGTCATTATTAAAAGACCTGAATATCCATCATTTTTTATTTTAATGATTTTAAGTTCTGCATCTTTCATATTACCAAAAGCTTCTACTTTAATTGTATCACCAACTAATAAACCACAATCATCTTCGAATTCTTTTTCGTATAATTTATCTGGCATATTATATTTATTTGAAAAAACATATAAACATTCTGTAAACATGTCTCTACCAGTAAATCTTGTAAATTTTCTTGTATTTATCATTTTTATTTGACTAAAAGGTTTGTTATTATTATACTATCGCAAGCTAAATTTATTAATTTAGTTGTATATTGTCCAGAGGTTGTCCAAGATTTATAAATTTCGCCTTGACTAATAGTGACATTTTCAGTTATAATTAATCCTGAATACACTATAATTGTTGCAGATCCTGTCATATTTGATTTTGCTAAAGTTAAAGTGTCAGTAGCGATAACAGTATAATTTCCTGCTTTGAGTTGATTTCCAAAAGAGATTGGAAGTCCTGTACCAACAACAGGTTTTCCGAGATTTACGCCATTAAGTTGTAATTGATATTTTACACCTAGTTGAGATCCACTTAATCCAACTGGCAATCCAACTGGTTGAGATTTTACTAATATTGATATTAATAAAAACGCAATTAAAAATAAGTTTTTCATTACTTAAGAATTTAAAGATTAATATGTTTTCTTTCCGTCTGTATAATCTAATGGTTGATATTTTGATAATTCGCCATAATGATCTTCACAGACATTTGATTGAAAAGGCCAATTTTTTGCTGGTCTTCTATATTCTGGATATAATTCTCTTTCAAGTCTATACCCGCCTCTTCCATTAAGACCTTTCCAAGTTTCCCAAACAACAGCTATGCTTTCATCTGGTTCAGCAACTTTATCAAAAGGTACACTAGTAACATATTCTGGTCCAAAAAATTTAGTTTTTATTTTAACTTGCTTTGGACCTATTGATTCAATAGTACCGACCTGCAAATCATAACCAACTAAAATATAAGTTTTATCACCTTTTTTAAGATTTGGTGGTGTTGTTTTTATTGTTGGAGATTTTTCTTCTAGAAATTCCATTTGAGCAGAATCGTCAAATACAATTTTCTTGCAAGATGATTTTAGATATGAAAAGTTTATGCGTTCTCTTTCAGGATTTGGAGGATAACTATCAACTTGAGTACATTTTCTAATATGACCGTCGTCATTAAATATAAAGTAGTCACCTTTTTTTATGACATCATCAACTATTCTGAAAGGTTTTTCGTTGAATTTTGCCCAATTTTTAATTTTTCTCATTATTTACTATTTTATGTAATTCTTCTAAAAATTCAATAATTTCTTTTTCATTTTTACCAATTCTAACATCATCGTGAGTCATATCACAAACTTCTATTGACGTGCCTTTACCTTTTGCTGTAAAAACATTAAATATCAAAAATTTATATTTTAAGACCCACAATTTAGTTAAAAATTCTAATCTTAATCCTTTGTTATATGGACCAAACAATTCAGTCAATTCAGAAATTAAATTTTTTAATAAACCTATATGACCTTCTCTATAAGACTTCATAGAATCTTTAATAAACCAATCTGAAATATCTCTATTATTCTGCACAGGCACAGAATCTAAAATTTTTTTACTATCAACTTTAGTTATTTCGGTTGAATAGTTTATTTCGTTTACTTTTTTTATTTTCATAATTTTAGTATGTATATTCTTCTAATATTTCGTATCTTTTACCTAACACCATTAGTGCAATTTCTACTTCTTTAAGGCAAGCAGTGATACCGCCACCTGTTAGAACTATATTACGGAATCTTTTTAAGAAATCCATTAATTCAGGAATATTTATCATATCACCAGCTTCTTCTAACAAATCTCTAACATCATCTGCTGTATGATCAGTTTCTTCCATATAATCGTCCCACATATCAGTGTCAATATCTCTACTATCTGTTATATCATGTTCAATCATATATTTAACTAAATCAACAATAGCTTGTTCATCAATACCTGCATCCATACAAGTTCTAAAAAAAGCATATCCTTTATCATAAAAAATTGCACTCTCAATAACACTTTCTTTTATGCCACATCCAATTAACCAATCTTTATATTCATCCTCTGATATATCAATAGTACCAGAATATTCACCATTATATAAGAAGATTATATTATTTAATTCTGAATTTTTATTAATAAATTTTACCCATTTATTTAAAAAATGTCCAAATCCATCTTCATATTCTGGTTGGATATCTACATTAATAATATTTTTATCTTCAACTTTACTTTCTGTTATTAAATATCCTCTATGATAGGATCTTACATGCTTCATTTAAGTTAAATTATTTTTTATAGCAAATGTAAATAAACTTTTTCAAAGCTTCGATTAAGTTTAAAACAGTTGTTCCTTTTTTTGCTTCAATAGCCATTCCTGTTTGATCATAATTAACATGCAAATCAACGCCTTCAATAGTGATAAAATAAGAAGCACAAGATTCTTTTATTTCAGGTTCTTCATCATTTTCGCTAGGAAAGCCTTCACCAAATTCATCATGATAAATTGGCTCACCATATAACTCTTTTAATTTATCAATTACAAAATCTTGATGTGTTAATAGTGAAATTGCTAAAGAATTATATTCCATATTATCCACGTTATGTTTTGAATCTAAATATTCGTAAAAAAAGTTTAATTCTTTTGGTAAAATAATATTTTTATATGCATATCTACCTAATATTTCATAAAAATCCATTTTTTCATGTGTGAAATTTTGTATATGTCTATAAACAACTTCATCGTTTACATACTTATCAAGTTCATTTTTCATATCTGAATTAAGCTCGTTTACTTTTTGCATTTTCATTTCTTGTTTGTTTCTTTTTTAGTTCGACAACTTCTTTCATCAATTTTTCAAGCATATCTTGCATAACTTTCATTGTAGCGTTTATTTCTTTAATGTCTTCATCATCTTCTTCATCATCTTCAGTTTCCTCTTCGTCATTGATTTCTTCCACATCTTCTTGAATTTCTTCTACGTCACCTTGAATTTCTTCAACGTTTTCTTGAATGTCTTCAACGTTTTCTTGAATATCTTCAACGTTTTCTTGAATAGATTGTAATTTCTTTGATTGAAAATTTACACTCATTTGAATAAGAATCGACAAATATATTGCTTCTAATGATACTACAGTTGTTAAAAATAAAAAATCAGTGAATAGCCAAGCTAACACAAACAATACAGTGTGTACTATGAGTGATGCAATCGAACCCATCGAATTTATTATTTGTATTGCCATTCTTTCGGCAAAATCTTTTATTTTTTCGGTTATTTTGCTTATCATCATCCATAATTTTTATATTTATTTAGTATTCCCATTAAGATGTTATATTTATTCCATTAAAAGAGACATTGTTCAATTATTTTAAATTATTTACAAATGTAGTAATAAAAAAATATAATAACAAATTATTTATACATTAAATTTATGAATATCTTGTTTATATTTTTTTATCTGTTTAGTTATATCTGTGTCCAAATTAAGTTCTGGTATAAATTCGTCGTATTCTTCTGTATCATCATTCCATTCTGCGTTACCTATTTCTATTCCTAAATCAGACAAATCTAATTTTATTATTTTAGAATCCGAATAACTACCATCATCTTCATCTTTATCTATATGTAGCCATAATATTTCATCTCTATTAAAATATGTAGATCCATTAACAGTATAGCCAAACAGTTTACTATCTGTAAAAGCATCGTTTAATTCTTCAATAAATTTTTCTCTGTGTAATTTATTCAATTCTGGTCCTCTATATTTATACGCTTCAAATGTTTTAATATTCATATTATGCGGTTGGTTTTGGTGCTGGTGTTGGGGTTGTTGGTTTTGCTGCAATTGGGGTCAATTTATCAAAGCCTACTGCAACTTTAGCGTTAGGATATTTCATACCATCCCAAGTAATTTGAGCAGCGTTTTCACCAGTAATAGCATTAACTGTCGCTTCAACTGTTTGACCTTTCTTTTCACCTTTTGCTATAACATAATTATATTTTTGTCCAACAACTGGAGTAGCAGGTTTTGCTGCAACTTCTGTCTTAAATGCGGTTGGAGGAATCCAAAATGTTCCACCAGCAGCAGTTTTTATTTTCCACATAGTATTATGTTCAGGTTTTGCTGTATCTTGTTGACCTTTTTCATCTTGTCCTAAAGCTTTACCAATTACATCAACTTCAATATCTTTATTATCAGCTTTACTAAAATATGTATATTTTTTACCTTTAGTAACTTGAATTTGTTGTTGTTTTTCACCTATTGCGGTATTTAATTCATCCAAAGATTTTTTAAATGCAGCTTCTGCTTCTTTTTTAGATTTAGTCAATTCTACAAGTTTTTCTTGATCGCCAGCTTTTTGATAAAAATTATACCATTGATCATATACATATGAGTTAAATTGATTTTTCATAACAATAGAAAATTTTGACAATTTATCTGATGAATATTCAGGATTTTTAGATAATCTTGCAACAATTCCATTAACTTCTGTTTCAAATTGTTTTTTTATCTCATCTAATCTCTCTTGAGTTTTTTTAGAAATCTCTGCTAATTTTTCAGGTGTTAAATTTGTAAGATTTTTTTGTTCTTGCGTATTTTGTTCTGTAGTTCCTGATGTTTTAATAGCGTCTGCTTCATATATTTTTTCCATGACTTATATCTTTTTTTTTATTTTACTCCTGGTGCTGCTGCTGTGCCTGTTGGTGCTGTGCCTGTTGGTGTTGTTGTTGCTGGTGCTGGACCTGCTGGTGTAGTTGGTTTTGCTGGTGCTGTTACTGCTGCGGTAGTTTCTGCTGCACCAATATTTGCCATTTTTGCAAATGCTGAATCAATTTCACCTTTATATTTATCATAAACTTTATTTATTTCGTCTGATCCTTTGATGTTTTTTGCTATTTTAACAACACCTTTCCACAGTCCTCTAAATATATTACCTAAAAAACCTTCATTTAACTTTTCGTCTTTTTGAAGATTTAAAAACTCATTTTTTGTATATAAATTTTTCATACCAACATTTATTTTTTTTTATATATTAAAATAAAAAAATCATTTTTAAGGGTTAATATATTTTTATATATATTAAAAATATAAAATCTAAATGTACACATATAAAGGATATACTCAGGGTGACACGATTTATGTTGATATAACATATAATGACACTTTAATAAAAACTCAAGAATTTGCAAGTTATTTTAAATCAAATATAGATGGAAAAGATTATTCTGGAACTGAAGGTGCAATAGCATCATTGAAATACCAAGGTGAAATTTTTGGATTTTCCTTTAATGGTAATAGTTATCCTGCTGAGCCACCTATTGATACTACAACTCAACCTACAACTAATACTACAACACTAGCACCAATTAAAGCTCTTACTGGTGCAACAGTTTTTAATAGCCCAGATGTTACAGATATTACTGCAAAAAGGGATGAACTTCAAGGTAAAATTACATCATTGCAAGGAATTGGATTACCAGGTGTAAAAGATATACCAAAAACATTATTGGATAAAGTAATTGTTCCAAAATTATTAACACAAAGACAAGTAGCTAAAAAAATGCTAATGATACAAGGTTCAAAATTTAGTCCACCATTAGCAGAAGAAGACGCACAATTAATGATATATGGAAAAGTTTATTATAAAGGTGGTAAATTATATGATAATGATGTAAAAGATCCAGCTTGTGTCGCACAACCAAATGATGAAGACTATCAGCCACCTATTGATGAAAATAATCCAATGTGGCAAAAAATAAATCAAATGATCAAAGACCTAAAAAATGGACTATTACAATTAGGTATAAAATTAGGAGAATTTGTTTTAGCATTACCAACAGCTATTATAACTATTGCGGTTTCTTTAGTTGCATTAGTATCATCTATTACAATTCTACCATTTGGCGCTGGAATTCCAACAGCATTAAGTGCAGTACAAACAATGTTAGCAACCATAAAACAATTACAAGCAAAAACATCTGAATTATTACCATTATTAGCAATAATTGACACCATAGCATTATTATTACCGGCTAGTGCTCAAATTGTTATAGCACAAATAAATGTCATTTTTGTTTTATTGACTACAATTATAGCAGGCTTAACAGCACTATTAGGATTATTAGGTAAAGTAACAAGTAAGCTTTCAAAAACAAAAAGTAAATCAGATAGTCAAGGATTAAAACTTGATCTAAAAGCAGAACCTCAATTAATAAAGTTAGGTGATAGTACAAAATTAACAGCAAGTGCTACTGGTGGTGATTGGAATTTTAATTTTGAATGGTCAGATTCTTTAGGAAAAATTATATCTACTGATTCAGAAGTAACAATAAAACCTGATATTTCAGCTATAAATACTAATAGCAACTTTAAAAAATCATTTACATATAATTGCAAAGTTTCAGATAGTAAAGGTAGCATTAAACAGGCAGCAACAACTATCACACTAATTTAATATTTACTAAAATGTTCAAATTTTACGGTGAGTTTATTATCTACAACTTTGATAGGATATTTAATTGGAGGTACTAATTTTATAGTTTTTGTTTCAAACGGATTTAATTCATTATTTGTCACTAAATTATTAACCAATGTTAAAGTCGCATTTTCAAATCTATTATTTATAAATTCAATACATTCACTATCACTATTTCTAACTAAAACATCAAAATAATCTTGTAAATTATTAACATTTAATATATTAGCTTTAACATCATCATAAAAATATACAGTATCATACATTTCTTTTTTAATTGGTAGAAAATGTGTATCTTCAATTGATAATCCTACTAAATGACTTAATAAAATTTTATTTTTATCATAAATAATTTTATCTTGATATCCAATTGTTCTTATGGATTCAGCAACAAAATATATTTTATCTATTTCCAATCCATATTCTTTTAATTTTATTTGTAATTTATTGAGTAGATTTGCGTGTTTTTTTCTATCTGACCTAGCAGTTAAAACTCCAAGTTCTATATTTTTACCAATTAAGTGCTTAACATTATTGAGTAATAATTGAACATCTTTTTTATTTAAAATATCATCATCAAAAAATTCACTATAAGATATTCCAATATTTCCAAATCTTATATTTTTGTTTTTTCTTTGAATTCTTTCCATCATATCTCTGGAAATAAAAAATCTCTCATTATTATACTCTATTAAAATATCATCTTTAACATAGATTCCACTTTTAATTAAAGCAAATTCTATTGGAGATATTTTTAAAATAGGTATATTTGGCTTATTTTTATCAATAATCCATATATCACTCTTTATATACCATAGAGTATTATCCAAATCAAAAAACGCTATTTCTTTACCCATATTTAATCTAAGAATTCTAATAAATCTAGTTGTTGTTTTTCAATAAGTGTTTTTGCATCTTCTTTTGAAAAAAAGCCAGCCTCAACTGTTTCACCTCTTAAAAAATTTCCTAAAATCATATCATTAAACAATTTAACATTAATTTCATCTTTTTCTATATAAACTATATAACAGGTTAATTTTTTATTAAAACCAGCCTTAATATAATCAACAACAATTTTATCTCCATCTCTTAAATGTTTCTTCTTCAACTTTATAGCAGACTCTTCTTTCAACTCACGCAAAGCAGTCTTCATTTTACTCATTTTCTCTTCGATATGACCCTTTGGTATAGACCATTTTTTCATTTTACGCCTAAACTTTTTTGGTCTAACTAATAATATCTTATTATTATATATTAAAACAACCCCAGATAAATTGTGTAAATCACCAACATCAGGTTTAACTGACTTAACTTTAATAGGTTTAGCCATTTCATTTAAAAATTCATTAAATCTTAAATTATGCATTTGTTGGTGTATTATCTATTTCTGATATATCTGTTTCTAAACTATTTGCAATATTTACAGGTATATTTTTAATACCCTTAAAATCAATAAAGGCAATCTTTTGACCTTCTTTCCAATCAATACGATCAACAATATCACCAATACTAGGTAATTGATCTATTGTTATAATAAAGGATTCATTAAATTGTTTATAATTTTTAATTCTTCCCATAATTGCGTTTCTTGTTATATATATAATTTTAAAATCAAAAAAAGTTTCTTATTTGACAAGTAAAGATATATATAAATTTTTAAAATAAAAAATCCTATCTGCATAGGATTTTTTATTTTAAGGTTTATATTTATTCATATTACTCATCATTGAATTCATATTTGGTAAATTCTTTGAATAATCCGGTGTATTCGACTGACTCTTTTGAGATTCTTTTTGTTGTTTATTTTCTCTTTCTATTCTATCATTCAATCTTTTAACATACTCTTCATACTCCCACCATTGTAACATATTTATGTAATATGGCGCAATATGATCCATATCCATAAATCCAAATTTATTATCCAAAATATTCGTCAAAGGCATCTGGAATAACGAAAATATTTGAGGCTCCTGTGGGAAAGCTCATAGTAGTGTGGACCTCCAAACCACACGAAGGACAGTCATTTTTCATTTCTTTAATGCCGAACAACATAAGTCCAACAGCTTGATTTAAAACTTGAAAAGTCTTCATGTCTAATCTTTTAAATTCTTGTTCCTTAGCTTTTATACCTTCTTCAGTAATTTTAGTTCTATCATGTAATAAAAATGATGCAAGTTTTAAGAAAGCAACATTTGGATTTCTTTCACCTTGAATCTTATTTTTAATATCACCAAAGAAAATTTCTTGAATACCAATAGTAGGAGGTGCTAATTTATAATCTACACCATTAATATTAAATACAAATACTCTTTCTTGTCTATCAAAATATTTAGCAAGTTTTTCAGGCATCTCATAATTAACAAAAGATTTCTTTACAGTTGGAGAACTAGTAGCTCTTAATTCCATCTTAAACTCATGACCACAATTTTCACAAGTCACATCCTTAGATAAATTTTTACCACCAGGAAACGTTAACTCTCTAATCATAAAAATCAAATATAACCTATCACCATCACGAACATCTTTATAAGACCCTTGAGATCCATTAGGATAAAAATATTTTACACTTGAACTTAAAATTTGATTCATTTTTTCTGTTATATCTAAATAATTATTATCATCAACAACAGAATAAGCTTGAACCTCTTGTACTTTTGCTGATCGTATACTAATCTTAGTACCAGGTTTATAAAATAACCCACAAGGCAAATTTTCTAAAGGTATTACCATATATTCATTCGATGGAGCAGAATCCAAATACGATAAATCAACCTTTTGTACAGATTCTAAATTATCATCATCATTACTTATAAAATTTTGCTCCAAATACTTTAAAGCATCTTGTTCTTTCTTATCAGCCATAATACTATTATTATTTTTAAGTTATATATTAAAACAATTCTGTCCCATGAAAAATTAATTAAACATTAACTGTTTTTTGTTATATAATTCTAAAAAATATATAAATTTTATGCTTATTATCGAAATCATCTTGACAATCGTAGCATGGAGAAAAGGTTGGAATTGGTTAGCAATTATTCCTGTTGGAATAGCTTTTTGTATCGGACTTATTATCGGGGCATCTGGTACACCAATTGATAATCCAATGTCAGTTATTATCTGGGATATTTTAGCAATCATAGCACTTATTGTTATGGTAGCAGTAAATCCACCAGGTAAAAAAATTGAACCTACTAAACCTGTTGATCCTCCTACAACTTAAAAAAAATGCCAAAGTAAAACTTTGGCATTTTAATTAAACTAGATTAAAAAATTTTAATAATAGAAATCTTCGAAGTAGTCGCAAACAAATGAAGCGTCTAATTTCATAATTTCTGTTACAGCACTCCAATCTAAATCCTCCATTCCTGTGAATGCTGTCATCATAGTATTATGATATGTCACTCTACGTATAACTTTACCTTCTTTATCATGTTGATGAACAATAATATCACCTACTAAATTTTTCTTGTAATGTAAAGTTCCAGTTTCGTTATTCCAAGCTAGGTCATACCAATCTTTTAAGATTTTGAAGCAAAAAATTTGATAATCATCGTTTTGATTAAGGTTAAAGGTAAATTTCAAATCTTTTTGTGAAGTTGTATCTGGCATCATAACGAATAAACGAGTTGAATATTTAAATCTTTGATCTACAACACCAAGAGTTGGATATGTTGGCATTTTCGCTGTTACCGAATTTTCCAAAAGAAGGTGAGTTGCATTTGGATGTATTGTTTGAAGTACGGTTGGTAAAATCACAGTAACTTCGTATAAATTTTTGTGTATTGGTTCCCATTTTTCGTGATGAGAATCAATTGCTGTAAAGTGTGCTAATGGCATATATTTTTAGATTATTTTTTAATATATATAAAAAAATAATCTGTTCCTCAGATAAATAACAAAGTTTCATTTTTTTTATTTGAAGTATATGCAATGGTTGTCGTTTTTATTGTAAAATAATAAAAACTAATAAAAAATATTTATATATAATGTAGTATAGCAAAAATAATTGTAACCTCACTATGAACATAGAAAATTTATTAAAATTGAATGATAAATCAGGTAAAATATTTAAAGAAAGATATATAAAAAAATATTATATAACTATTTATAATGAAATTATAGATTATTGTATAGATAATAATTTAATAGAATTAAAATTTAAAGAAAAAATATATCATTATTATTATAATATCCCATTTATGAAAATATGTACTTGTGGGCAATCATTAACATTTATAAGTTTTACGAATGGTTATAGTGCTCATTGTAGCTCAAAATGCTCAAAAAATGATGAAAAAGTTATACAAAAAATTAAAAACACATTATTAGAAAAATATGGAGTTGACAATTTACAAAAATCAAAAATCATAAGAGAAAAAACACACAAAACAAACTTATTAAAATTTGGAGTTGAACATCCTGCACAATCTTTGGATATTCAGAAAAAAATGAAAATGACTAATTTTATAAAATTAGGTGTTGAATATCCTGCACAAGATGTCTCAGTTCGTGAAAAATTTTACAAATCCGTCATAAATAAAAATTTATCAAAATATAATAATTTGATAAATTTAGATTATAATAAAAAAATAATGATTTTTAAATGTGATTTTGGTGAAGATCATAATTTTGAAATTTCAATGGATCTTTTTAAAAACAGAAAAAGAACAAATATAAAATTATGTACAATTTGCAACACTAAATATACATCTATGGCAGAAAAGAATTTTTTAGAATTATTCAATAACATAAAATCTGAAAATAATACAAGATCCATAATAACTCCATTAGAATTAGATATTTATATTCCTGAATTAAAAATAGCTTTTGAATTTAATGGTTTATATTGGCATAATGAAACAAACAAAGAAAACAATTATCATTTAAATAAAACTGAAGAATGTGAAAAACAAGGAATACAATTAATTCATATTTGGGAAGATGATTGGGTATATAAACAGAATATTATTAAATCTATGATATTGAATAAACTAAATCAAACACCTAATAAAATATTTGCACGTAAAACTATAATTAAAGAAATAACTGATAATAAATTAATTAGAGAATTTTTAGATAAAAATCATATTCAAGGTTTTGTTGGAAGTAAAATTAAAATAGGATTATTTTATGAAAGCGAATTAGTAAGTTTGATGACTTTTGGTAATCGACGTGTTGCTATGGGTAAAAAAACAACTAATAAAGATGAATATGAATTACTTAGGTTTTGCAATAAATTAAATACTAATGTTATAGGTGGAGCTAGTAAACTATTCAAATATTTCATTAATAATTATAAGCCTGAAGAGATAACTACTTATGCTGACAGATCAATAAGCAAAGGTAAATTATATGAAACGTTAGGATTTAAATTTGTTAGTAAGACAGAGCCAAATTATTATTATATTATAAATAATATAAGGCATCATAGATTTAATTTTAGAAAAGATAAATTAATTAAAGAAGGTTTTGATTCAAATAAAACAGAACATCAAATTATGATAGATCGTAAAATTTTTAGAATTTATGATTCTGGAAATCTAAAATATATTTATAAAATAGAAATTTAAACTTTTTTATATTTATTTTTCACGTCACTTTTTTTACCTAAAACACAATTTAAATAATTAATAAATATCTGTTCATTTTTTATTAAGTCATTTTTTCGTTCACCAACATATGCAGTTTCATAATCTTTCATAATCAATCTAATTATATTTTCTGGAGTATTAGATTTTAATAAATATTTGATTTGATTTGTAAATGGAATATATTCAAGCCATACATTTGGATATTCATCACCATTAAAACAATCCTTTGGATTAAAAACATTTGAATTCGCATCAAAATTAGAACCAGTAATAAATTCATTTTTAATTTTAGGTGAATCTTTATAATCTCTCCAAGAAATAACGTGTCCAACTTCATGTATTATCCAACCTTCAACATCATTTTGCCATTGTGATTTTTCAAATACAATCATATTAGTTTTTCTCATAGACACACTTTGCCCAGTTTTACCAATCTTTTTTAATGTGCCATCTGGTATTATACCAACTATAATATTTTCTGGTTCGTAAAAATTTAACTCTATATCTTGTTCTTTCACTCCATAATTCAATGAAATAATATAATTTTTACATTTTAAAACTATTGCGGAATCATCTAATATTTTTTTACCTAATGTTTTACAATCAAAAAATAATTGTTTATCTTCTTTTTGATTATCAACAAATATTTCTGCTTGATTTTTGAAAAAATCACCAATTGTTGCTTCATTTATAAACTGATAGTAAGTTTTCATATATAATATTTATTTTAAACTTGTCTCATAATTTATTATATATAAAAATAAAAATACTAAACATAGTAAGTTTTCATATATAATAGCATTGGTTTTTATTCTGAAAAAGCATACTACATACTAAAAATAATTAAATAAAAATATGAAAACTATAAAAATTACACAAGCCAATAACGAAAATGCATTTAATTATTTAACAACAGAATTAAATATGATTATCGATGAAAATAAAAATGCAATAAACAACATAACAACAAATGCTAATGTATGTTACACTTTATTGCAAGGTCCTAACACAAAAAGTTATACTCTAAATAATAATCAAAAAATATATCCTTTTGGTAATTATGAAGGTTATGATTTAAATTTTGATGCATATCAAAAATGGGATGATAATAAAATTTATCTTAAAAAAGACGAAGAAATTATAGCAACATTAGAATTTGAAGATGAAAATATGGTTTTAATTTAATTAAAATTTCTTCAATTTATCAACAATAACATTTAGAAATTCTTCTCTTTGTTTCTCATCAAAAATATTAAAATTATCAACATTCAAGCATATTTTTTCTGATAGATTATAATTGTTATACCAAGAATCGTATTTTTCGTTTAATCTAAGCCAGTAATTTATAGGTACTTCAGTTTCTATTCCTCTATTTCTTTTAGCTATTCTTTGAATTGCAGTATCTGTTGAGCATTCTAAATAAATCAATAATTGTGGTGGCGTTATATGTTCTAACATATTAGTTAGCAATGATTTATAAGTATTATATTCTTCTTTCGACATTTTACCATCTTCGTGTAGTAGTTCAGCAAAAATGCTATCGCCATAAATGCTTCTATCGAGTATTCCACTTTCTAATTTATTTATTTCTTTGATCATTTTAAATCTATCGTTTAGAAAATGTATTTGCAAGGCAAATGACCATCTTTTTTGTTTAGCATAAAATTTATCCAATAAAACATTGGTGTCGTTATTCACTAATTCTTCGTATAATTTTATGCCTGTTTTTTCTGATAAAAATTGTCCAAACGTTGTTTTTCCAGCTCCCACTGTTGATTCTATAGCTAACATCATATTAAATTATTTTATTTTTGTATTTCCATTTAAATCCACCAGCAGTTTCTACCTTATTATTTGCACAATTATTTATATTTCCACGCTGAATACATAATTCTCTACCAGCAACTGCCGCATTTTTCCAAATTTTAATTAATTCATTATTTAATGAATATTGTTCAATTTCTTTACCTTCACTTGGTCTAAGATTTAATATAGCGCCACTCCAAGTCTTACTACCTTTCTTAAATCCTGTCAGTATACCAATTTCTCTCTTATCAGCGTAATTATTTAGCCAATCAAGATGTTTTTTCATATCTTCTTCACTCATATTTATATATTCATCATAATACAAATAATTATAACCAACGAAAAATCTTCTATTCTTTTTTAAAACTTGATAAAATCCACCATTACCAACTTTATCAAAATATTCTGACAACATTTTTCCACTATCAAATTCTTTGAATAATTCACCATCTTTTGTTATTACAACAATTTTTCTACCACTATGTCCTTTTTTAAAGGATGTTTGATTGCCATATGTCAAACCTTCACCACCATCTCCCCAGTTTACTAATTTACAACCAATTGATAAATAATATTCTATATAGAATTTTTCATATTTTTGCCATTCATCTATTGACACTTCTTTAATGATCTCTAATATAGGCTTAGAACTAAGTGAATTTAGCCAATTTCTTTTATGAGTGCCTAAACCTCTTTTTTTATCCAAATGATATGTCAATCTTCTCTTTGGATTATTAGATTTACCAACATAACGAACTTCATTCGTTATCGGGTCTTTTAAAATATAAATATAAGTTGTTTCCATATTCTATATATAAATTCCAACGAGTCCATCGAAGATAATTATTATATTAAATATAAAAATTTAGTTTAATTATTTTAATATATATCTGTATGAAAATACTTAAAATTTATGAAAATTCGCACGAAGATTTAGTTGAAGTTCTAGAAAATATTATTATAAAAGACAATAAAACAATCAATGGATTTGAATTTTATCAAGATAATATGACTGGTGCTTTTGAATGGAGTAAAGATCCATATTATATGTTCTATGCAACACCATATTGGGAGCATGAAAATATTATACCTTTTGATGTATCAAATTTTGATGGTGATAATCTTGAAAGTTTATTTGAAAATGATATTAAATTACCTATTTTAAAAAATATGAATGATGTTAATAAAGTTATTAAAATTTATTATTCGTTTATAAATAAAAAAACAAAATTATTAAATAAAAGGATTGAATTAAAACAGATTATAAAATTAACTGAAGATTTCACAACAAAGAACTATAATGTCGATCTTGATAATATTGATACAATTTCTGATCTATCAGTAAATAGAATATTAAAAGAAATAAACCTTAAATATTCGCAGATTTTACAAGCTCACAAATATAATTTTTAACATAAAAAAAGGGAGAATAAATTCTCCCTTTTTTATTTATCTAAGTCAATCTATTATTTGAATCCCATAGATTGAATATCGCCTTTCTTCATAATTGTAATGTTATTTACAATAATACCCATACCTTTGATGATTTCAACATAAGTATCAAGAACACCCATTTGAAGGTCAATAACGTAATCTGTGTTATTAGTTGCGTCACAAACATTCCAGAAATCGTAGAAAGCGTTGTTATCTAACATATCTTTACAGATTTTGTCAGCACGATATTTGATTTCTGCTCTGATTTCAGGTGTATTGAAACTCCATTGGTATTTAAGAAGCATATCGTATAGTCTATTTTCAAGTTCAATAAGTACTTCTCTTGAATGTAATAAACTAAGTGAACTATATGGATAAACTTGTGCAGATGCATCATCGTTGATACAATATCCATTGTTTATTTTGTAAACAATTGGGTTTGCGTTCATACTATGTAAGTATTCAAGATCGGTATTAGTGAAGTCCATTTCAGTTTTAGTGATATTTTGAACTCTACCATTAGTAATACCTGCGCAAATTGTCCAAGGCAACATACCAGCAACATTAGATGTAAATTTTTGCATATAAGTTGTTGCAGCATAAGATGAAGGTGGAACCCATTTAGGAATACCGTTATCGTATATTCTAATATATGGGAAGAAATAACCTACACAACTTCTACCATCAATGTCACCATGTTGTTGAGCAAATTGGTAATAAAAATCTGGGTTTTTAGAATCATCAGCACCGGCAGCAACATATTGAATATCAAGAACACCGTTAGCATCAACGAATGATGGGTTGGTTGATTCTCTGAAAATTTTAGCAGATGGCATATTAATAAATCCAAGTGCATTAAGTTTCATACCGCAAAGGTCCGCAAGTTGTTGTTTTGAACCAAATCCATCAACTGGTGTAAGTCCAAGTCCGAATGAATCAACAAGGTATCTCCAAGATATTTTATTTTTATCTGCTAATGCTTTTGCAAGATTAGTATCTTTATTAATAATATCAAGTATTGCATTTTGTCTTGTATCTGTGCCATCAGGTATAGAATCGTTATGTACAACAAATGGAGATATTTTCAAAGCTTTATATTCGTCTACATATACTTCAATTGAAGGATAAGTAAATGTTTGATAATCGGTTGAACCTGTTGAATCAAAATTAGCTATGCTAATAGGAGCGTCAGTATAAAGAAGTTTAGCATTAACGTCTGTTGGGTCGTTTTTAACATTAATAATTCTAGTTAATTTTCTAGGAACAGAACCTTCTAAATATCCAGGCCCACTAGGTGCTTCGTAATAAGCTGCATCGTAATAAGCTGCTAAGAAACTACCTTTAGTTATTTCTGAATATCTATTTTTATCAACTTTAATTTGTTGGCAAGTAGTAAGGTCGGCACCAATCCAATCTAACATTTCAACAGATTGTTCCCAATTTGATCTATTTGAATGAACGATTAATTCTTGATTATATAATGTTTGGTCAGTCCAATCACCAAATGGTACTGAATATAATACATCAGGATTTAAAGATTGTAAGAATCTAACATTAATTAAATTATTAGAATCTAAGAACATTTTCAAATAAATTTTATTAGAAGTTCCACTAACATTGTTAACATAGAAATAGTCATAATTATTTATAACACCATTATAATAATCTTGGTATAATTGTGAATATGTTGCAGCGATACCAACTGAAGGTGTATCAAGTAAATAATTATATCTAGTTTTAAGTGCGTTAGTGTCGCCACCAGAAACATGAAGTAAAAATTCATTATCTACAAAATACATTACAAATTTATCATAAGTTGCGCCAGTTAAATAGCATTTTTTTGGATCAGGTACATAAAGTTTAATACTTGCGTTAGCTGTAGTTGTAGCATCAATTAAAAGTACTGATAAAACAGGTACTTTATCACCTTGAGTAAAATCACCAGTTGAACCAGATTGAACTAATAAACTAGCACTTGAAAGACCATCAAACATATCATTAAATACTTGTTGAATTCTAAGATATTCGTAATCATTAAATTTATTAGTTGTACTACCTGATGTTCCTTGGAATTCAATTTTCATAAATGTTCCCAAAGTATCAATATCATCAGTTATTTTAGTTCCATAGCCTAATTTTGAACCAATAGGAAGATAATCTACGTCATCAACTGTAACAGAGGTATAAACTAATGAATAAGTTGCACCAGTTTTTTGATGATAAACATAACCTAATATAATTGTACTAGCTAAACTAAAATCATAAATTGGTTTTTCAGCGCCTGTAAATGTAGTTGATGTTGTACCATATAAAACATTAACAGTATTATCATTTGTAAGATATAATACATCATATCTTGATCCTACTGCATATGTAATACTACTTAATGACACGGTTGTATTTGTAAATCCAGTTACGAGTGTGCCACCTATAACATAATAAGGATTTGCTCCGGTTACAAAATTCACAAAAGTATTTCCAGTTGTATCATAAGTTATTCCACGAACATGACCATTTGTATATACACCAGTTCTATCTTCTACACTGAAAAAATCTGTATCGTAGCTATCTAAATTATTAGTGATAACATTATTGCTTGAGTCAAGATATTTTTGTGAATATACAAGTTCTTCTTTAAGAGTAACATCGTATGACATAAATTTTATGTTAGAAATATCTTGTCCAACTATAACATCACCAATAATATCAAGGTTACCAAGTTTGAAATCTGCTTCTAACAATTGATTTTCGTCATAAGTACAGAATAAACCAGTTTTATCAGTATTATTATTGATAACATTTTTAATATACATATCTCTGTTATTTAAGTCTTTGAAATATGGTATTAAAGAACAATCATATTTACCAAGAATGGTAACAGTTCTTTCATTAAGGAAGTTATTAACTTGACCTTTCATTAAACCACTCTTATTGAAGTATTTAGAGAATGTAGTATCATTACTTAATGTTTTGTAATCTGACCAATTACCAGCAACAACTATTACAGAAACTAGATAATCTGACATCCATTCTCTATAATCAATATATGCAGGAACTTTGGTTCTATCACCATACCATTCTTCTGCGGTTACGTCAAATCCTGTAATACTTGATTTAAACATAAATACAGAGATATCTTTATCTGACATATTTGTAATATGAAATAATCTTTTGGTATCTTGCACACCAAAGTTATTTGATTTAACGACATTCAAAAATGCGTCAGAATCTCTTTCCCAGAATGCTTGACGATTGTAAAATGATTCATATGCGGATCTCTTAACATCAGCATTTAAGTATTGTGATGATACAGAGATTGATTGCCAGTCTACCTTGTCTCTGTTTGGATTTGTTGCTAAAAGATTCAATGCCCAAACTGGTCCACTTTTCAACATTTGTTTAACTGTTTTGTGGAAGAATGAACCTTTATTTTCTAATCTTCTATCATCATCACCAAAAATTGAAGTAAAGTCATTAGGATTTGTAACATAAATTGGAGCATTAAATGGTCCTTTTTTAGAGAAACCTGGAACCAAATTTATAAGAACTTCTTGAATTGGAAGTGTAATGATACTAGAATCAATTTCTTCGATGAAGATACCTGGTCTTTTGTATTTTCCGAAATCTGCGTCTTTGATTGGCATAATTTAAAATTATTTTTTAAGTATATATTAATATATTTTTGTAAAATTTTTCACTTTCGTGATTTTTACTTTGATTTATATATTAATATGTTTTTTTAAAAAAATGCTAAAAATCATGCAAAATAGGAGGTCGTTTTAATTTTTAATCCATTTCCCGTTATAATTAAATTGAAATTCTGCAATAAATGTACCTTGAGTGCCAATTCTGCCATGTCCCCATTCTGATGGTGAAATCATTGATAAACAATATTTTTGATCATTATTATATAAATAATATGTATTTCCAATTACTGGTTTGAATTTAATATCAAGATTATAAATAATGTTATTCCAATATATTTCATCAGTAAGTTCTTCATATTTTTTTATAATATCGTTATATCTATCGTTAAATTCGGCATTAAAATTTTTAGTGAATATGCTAGCCCAATTCATACTTGGTTTTTCATATCCATTTAATTGTACATCAGATTTCTTTTTTGGTGTTAAGTCCATTTTATTTTTATTTATAAATGAAAAAAAAGTTTATTTATTAAAAAATAATTTGTATCTTTGTACAAAATAAAATTCATATGAAAACAATAAACTTTGAAGATATAAAACCTGTTGGTAATTTTGAGCAAGTTTTAATTAAGCTAAGAGAAAAAGTTGATTCGATCACAGAAAGATGTTATCGAGAAAAAACATATAATAAATCATTAGCTGATTGCATTAAATTAATAGTTGGTGAATTAGGTGTAATTGATGTATTAGAAGAAGGTATCTTAAAAAAAGAAGGTTGGAATATTGATGAAATGATAATATGCTTACTATACACACATATATTGATTATTGATTTGAATGATGCAGCACAAACATTTTTAAATAAAATAGAAATGCCATCAAGAATATCACAATTACAAGATATGATTGATAATAAACCAGAAATATATGGTAAACTTAAACTAATATAAAATGAATAGAGATATTAAGCCTCTGTATAGAAAAATAAACACGACCGCTCATGGCGCTTGTCATAGTCCTGGTAGCGCCAAGCGTGATAGAGGTAAAAAAAATGGTATTAGTAAAAGTATGAAAAAAGATGATCAAAGAGGATTAGATTACACACCTCTTTATATGTTTCTTCTTTCTAAAGTTGGTGAAGATTGGGATTCAATTCATTCAGAAGCAATAAAAAGATTAGATAAAGAAGAACCAATTTTTTGGATGGTAGCTAGAAATGAATCTGAAAAGAGAGACATCATAAGGGGTGGTGAATCTTCATATTATAGTGGATTATATATTGATGAAAATAACATTTTACAAAAAGTTGATCCAAATGTTAAAAATGAAGATTTTATTCCATCATGTTGGTGTTGCACAAAAACATTTAATGGTAAGGTTCTGATAAAAAAACACAATTTCGATGACGATAAAAGTAGGAGAATTTGATATGGAAAATTATAATATAGGTGACAACGTAAAAGATAAAGACGGTAAAATTTGTAAGATCGTTGATAAAACCGCAAACAGTATTAATGTTTGGATTGGGAAAAAAGGTAAAGAAGGTATAAATTGTACCAATTGGTTTACTTTTGAGAATTTTGAAAGAAGATTTAAATCACTATGAAAATTTGGGAAAAAATTGAACATTTTGAGTAAATAATTTTTTTATTCGAATTATTATATCTATCTTTGTTGAAGAAAATAACTCAAAAAAATAAAAACTATGAACAAGTATTATTACAGGTCAGTTGCCATTACTAGAGAGTTTAATTTAGATCAAGTGAATGATACACTTGATAAGTTTGAAAACATTTCAGAAAATGGTTGTTTAACTACAACATTTGATGGTCGTGAAATTTGTAAAGTTGATGTTTCAAAAGTTTATTACAACTTTGATTTCAGTAATTTTTCAAAAATAATTGTATCTGAAGTTCAAAAATATTTCGTTCCTGAAAAATATGCTCTTAAAGCTGAAAGTGGAATTCAGGAAATTAAGTTGATTGGTGATGAATTGTGGATTGACAATGAACGCTACAAAAAAATGATCAGTATTGTCAATTCAACTGACAAATCAAGGGCATTATCTATGAATGTTGGTTTGGTTAAAGTTAATGATAGAGATAAAGAACTATCGACTACAATTTTAACAAGTTTTAGTAATAAGCACTACAAATCTTCTCTTCCTGATAAGATTAAATCATTCTCCGACAATTTGATTAATTTCAATATGGATATTGATTTCCACATAAAAACAATTGCTGATCTTAAAAATAAAGAAGTTACTATTATAAACTTCGCAAAAGCTGTTCTGTTTAATGAAGAAGGTAAACTTATCAAAACAGTTGAATTGAAACTCCGTGGATTAGGTAAAAACCTGATGTATAACTATGGTTTCAGAAAACAGTACAACACATTAATGAATTTGACTGCGGACAATCTTGAAAAAGTTACAGACTTTGGAATTAATGCAAATGTTTTGTACAATGCATATATTGAAATTTTCAAAGATCAGGACACTTCGATTATCGCAAGAGAATCAAGAAGAGTTATTGAAGCTCTGGAAACTTTGTAAGATATAAAAATAAAATTACTAACTGAGTGGTGGGGTAAAATAAACCTCACCACTCTTTACTCGTCATAAAACTTGAATGTATGGGATTTAAATTATGAAAACTATCGTATGTCAGAAGAAACAAGATTTTGGGTTATTTTAAGTGTTATTTTTTTGTTACCACCGTTATTAAATTTAATAATTGCGCCATATTTGGACAATTATACTAAACCTAAAAATGAAGTAAATGGTATTTTTGCATTTCCATTTCTATTTTTTGGTATATTTTTACTACCTTTCAGAAAAAAAATAAGAAAAGATAGAATGATATGGTATTTAGAAGAGCGACTTAATACTAAAAAAAATGATCTTGATAAATTACTAAATGTAGTATGTTCAGCATCATGTTATATTGATGAAATTGGAATTGAAAAAGTAAAAAAAGAAATATTTCTTTTAGAACGAAAATTAAAATTAACAAAATTAAATAAATATGGCTAAATACACAGAATTAGATTTGGAAATGGCATTTAATGCCGGGCGAATAGTAGAAGGTGGTATACCTGAACTTAACAATGATGGTAAAAATGAGTTATTTGAAGATTGGTTAGAAACATACACTGAAGAGGGCGATGATAAGTAAATTAATAGTTAAATTTTGATTTTTTATTAAAAAAAGTCAAAACTAAACTACTATAGTTTACTATATAGAAGTTCAATAAATTAAAACTATGGAGAAAGATAAAATTAATGAACTTGAAATACAGTTCGAAGAGCGTACTGGGGTTAATTTTAAAATCTTCTATAAGAACTACAAAACTAAACTAATGTGGTATATTGCAAAATATACTAAGGATCAAGAAGTTGCAGAAGATCATGTAGAAGATGCGTTTATTCAAGCTTTACTTAATATAAGTACTTATAAGCGACCTGATGAAGGTGGAGCACAAGTAAATACTTGGGTATACAAAATTGCTGAAAACATTGTTAAAAAGGCACATAAAGATGGTTGTCGTATTCCAACAAATTCTTTGGATAAAGAAATGGCGGAAAACTTTAATCTATCTAATTTAATACCGTATGACGATGGAAAAAGAAACAGTGAGGAATACAATGTTTTTGTAAAAAAGGCAAATTTGATTAAGGAAACTATTTATAACTTACCTGAAAAGGATTCTAAGTATAAAAAAGTTTTAATTATGAGAGAACTTGAAGGAATGGCTTATAAAGAAATTTCAGAAGAGTTGAACATTAATCTTTCTACTATTAAATCACAGATTAAAAAAGGTAGAAATATTATTAAGAAAAAAGTCTTGAAAAAATTTCAAGACATAGATCACAATGGAGTAGACGAATGATTTCTTATGAATCAGCAAAATGGTATGTTAAATTATGGAGACACCGATGGTATTTATATGCCATCGGACTTCATATAAATCAATACAATAATGTTGATATCTGGCTAGAATTTTTATTACATCAAAAATTAGAAGAAAAAGATGAAAAAAAAATGAAATCAGAATGGAAAGAAATAAAACGTCACGTCGAATTAAGTAAAATGTATAAATTTTCATCAAAGTATGAAAGAGAAGATTAATATTTTTAAAAAAATGATATGAAAGAAACACCAATAAGTGGTTATGATTTTTCTTTAAGTAAAGATAAGATCAAAGAACTTTTTAATACTCCAGATCATCAAGAATATAAAGCAAAAAAGAAAAAAATACAAAAAAGAAAAGAGCAACTTTACAAATTCACATCTATTGGAAATTCTACCAATGCAGTAAGAAATTTAATTCTTGCTAATGTAATATTTTTTGCTCTAAGTTATTTTATACCATTAATTACATATTTTGCAAGTTATAATATATCAAGTCCTAATTTTGGAGTTTGGCAACCTTTAACATCTATGTTTTTACATGGTGGATTTCTTCATATCGCATTCAATATGTTTGTGTTATGGCAATTTGGAAATCAAATTGAGCAAGTTATTGACACCAAGAAATTTTTATCATTATATTTCATAAGTGGTATATTATCTGGTATATTTTGGGTGTTTTTTGGTACAGGTCCAGCAGTTGGAGCATCTGGTGCAATTTGCGGATTATTAGCTTCTTATATATTTATAGCACCCGATGCTAGGGTATTATTATTTTTCTTTATACCAATGTCAATAAAAAATGCGATATATTGCTTTACTGCTTTCTCACTTGTGTTTGGTGTATTATCATTAATAAATCCATCATATGGATTTGGTGTTGCACATTTTGCACATTTAGGAGGTTTAATTGCTGGCTATTTACTTACATACTATTGGAAGTCAAGAAATTTAATCCAAACATTTTAGTGAATTAATTTTTTTATTCAAAAAAATGTATTAACTTTGTGATGTAAATAAATATGCATCATGAAAAAGATAATTTTATTAGTAATGTTTGTGTCATTATCGTTAACAAGTTATTCTGAGATAGATTATACATCAAAAGAATATAGAGATTCTGTTATTAAAGCTCGTAATGAATTTTTCGATAAAGAAGCTCAGAAAAGAAAAGATGCAGACGCAGTAATTAACGACAGAATTATCAAAAATGCTGATACAACTAAATGTCATATTGACACTTGTGTTCAAACAGGGAAAGAAATAGTTGTTTTATTAAAAAAAGAAGTAAAAACAATTGGGTTAAAAAAAACTATTCAGATTAACAAGAATATATTCTTACCATTTATTGTTTTTCTGATATTATATTTAGTTTGGTTAAAAAATAGAAAAAAATAAAAAATATGTTAGATTTTTATAAAAATGTAATAAGTGATAAAATTCACGAAAAGCTAACTGAAGCTATCGTAGCTATGATGGCGACTGGTAATTTACCATATTATGGTGAATTTGCATTGTTTATCAATTTTTTTGAAGCAAAAAACAATCCATATATCAAAACAGCAGGTGTTAATGTTACATCCTCTGGTATGAATTTTTATTGGTCTCGTAAATTTATTGATAGTTTAGCTCAGCCACAAGTTAATTTTCTTTTAATTCACGAAGAATTTCACATTCTTTTTGATCACATCAAACGAAGTGTTGGTTATAATCAAAGTTCTGCAAATATTGTGCAAGATATGATTATTAATCAAGTAATTCTTGATGAAATAATGAAAAAACAAGGTTTAGGTGGAGGCCCAGATCCTTTTATTGAAATACCTAAGGATATGTTCAAGAAAAATAGTGCGCTTTTTATTCCTAAAGAATATAAAGGTGAAGCAATATTTGAAGATTTATACGAATGGTATGTCGCAAAGAAACGTGAATGGCAAGAAAAGAACAAAGAAGCTGTCTCAAAAATGAGAAAAGAATCTAATAAATGTGAAAAGTGTGGCGCACCTATGGAACGTAAAGATACTGATCAAGATGATCAAGATGATGGTGAAAATGAAGGCGACAAGAACGAAAGTAACAAAAAAGGTCAAGCAAAAAAGCCAGGTGACAAAGGTCAAGAAAAAGGTGATCAAGGTAAAGGTAAAGGCAAAGAAGATTCTGATGAAGATGGTGAAGGAGATGGCGACGAAAATGAAGGTAAAGGTAAGCAACCAGGCGACAAAGGAAATAAAGGTGGAAACCAACCAGGTGATGGCGGAGATCAAAGTGATGGTCAAGGCGGTCAAGGTTCTGATAGTGATGGTGACGAAGATGACGATGGTGAAGGTCAAGGTCAAAAATGTCCAAACTGTGGACATGAGCACAATAACAATAAATCCCGCCAAGGTAAAAAGGACACATCTGGAAATGACAGATATGGTAAATATGGTAAAAATGATGCAGAAATGTATTCACTTGAAACCATCTTTGAAGGTGAAGAAAGAGAAGAACAAAACACTCTTGATACTCATTTAAGTGATGATATTCCTCAAGAACTTAAAAGGGAAATTGTTGAAAGTGTTATGACCAGACTTAAAAATCGTGGATTAACTTCTGGTGATGTTGAAGCAATTATTAATAAACTTCGTAAAACTAAAAAAGATTACTTAAGAGAAATTAAAAGAGCTATGAGTAATCACGTTTTTGGTAGCAAGAAAGAAAAAACAATTGTTAGACCAAATCGTAGAGGTATTTCTGGCTTAAAAGGTCATAAGAAATATAAAAATGAAATAAATGTTCTTCTTGACACATCTGGATCTATGGGTGGAGAATTTGAAAAAGTTCTTTCATATATTTTCCAAAATGATATTCAAATGAACCTTATTCAATGTGATGCCAGAGTTCAGAAAGTTCTTAAAGTTAAAGATAAAAAGCAACTTGAAAAAATGAAAATTCATGGTCTTGGTGGTACATCATTAATGCCAGGTATCGATTTTATGACCGACAAAAAGAACAAAATCTATATGTATAATACTGTTATTCTTACTGACGGTTGGACAGATTCTTTGGACTTTAAGAATGTCAAAACAAAAACTTTGATATTATCAACTGCCTGTAAATGTCCTGTATCATATGATAATGGTCGAGTTAAACAAATTGAAAACATAGGTAAGCAGGATTAACCTGCTTACCTTTAAAACTATAATGATAAAATTTTTAATAGGTAAGAAAAAATTTCAAAAAATATTTGAATACTTTAATGATATCACTGTAAAATGTATGAACTTTGGCGGTAGTTCAGATTTTAATATAAGTGGTGAATTAAATGTATTCAAATTTATTAAAAACAAATTTTCTGAAGAACCAATTTTAATATTTGATGTAGGTGCTCATACTGGAAATTATTCGACTGCATTATATAATTTTTTTAAAGAAAAAGCAACTATACACGCATTTGAACCAGCAAAAAAAACTTATATTCAATTATTAATACATTTAAATGATAATAAGCAAATCATTGCAAATAACTTTGGTTTTAGTGATTCTGAAAAATCTCAAATACTTTATAGTAATGAAGATTGTTCTGGTCTAGCTTCAGTATATAAAAGAAAATTAGATCATCTTGGTTGTTATTTAAATAAACTTGAAAAAGTAAAATTATCAACTATTGATATTTATTGTAAAACAAATAATATTAATAGAATACATTTCTTGAAATTAGATATTGAAGGTCACGAATTAAATGCTTTAAATGGTGCAACTCAAATGCTTAATGAGAAAAAAATTGATGTAATTCAATTTGAATTTGGTGGTTGTAATATTGACTCAAGAACATTTTTCAGAGATTTTTTTTACTTATTAAAAAAGAACTACAAGATATATAGAATTTTAAAGGATGGACTACTTGAAATTTCAATTTATAAAGAACAATATGAAATATTTGACACTATTAATTATTTAGCAGTAAAAACATTTGGGTAATTCAAAAAATTTAGTTATATTTGCAACATAAAAATGAAAAAATGAATATAGATATTGAAAAGTTGATGGAAATAATTCTAAATGATGCCGATAAACGAGCAGAAAATGCTGGATATGGTGGAAGTCATTCGGATGGTGGGGCATCAAGATTAAGAGATCAAGTTAAATTTTATAAAGCTGGAATAAATGGAACAATTCCAACAGAATGGAATGATTATTTAACTGAATATGTACGGAACACAGATCCTGAATTTTCAGAATATGTTAGACTAAAAGAAAAATTTGAAAAATGAGCAAAAAACAAAGCCTACTTAAATTATTTTCCCAAGATAGGGATTATAACTATCACGTTATAAAGTTAGATGATCAAACAGGTCACCTAATATATTTAATGAGAAATGGATCTGAATTAATTTCAGATTCTTTAGAATTTGCACCAACATTAATTGTTGAAGAACTTATTATTGAATGCGGTATAATTATGGAAAAAATTGCTCCAGCAATTTTCTTCACAGAAGAAGATAACACAGGAAAATTAAAATATGAACTTGGCGAAAAAATTTCAGAAAATTCCGATTTTTCAGCATTTATAGAATCTATTAAAGATGAATATCGTGCTCTGGAAATTAGAGACACATTATTATATAAGAAAGATCCTGAAGCTTATAAAGAAGCTAAGAAAAAAGAAAAGGAAGAACATCAGAAAGAGCTTTGGGACGAAATGATGAACCAACATTCAGAAAAAATAAATCAAAGAGAAAAATATTTACTCGAATATAATAATGATTTTGTGAAATTACTTGCTGATCAATTTGAAGGTGAGATTGAATTTGAAAAAAGAAATTTTAATCTAAATTCAGAATTTGAACATCTTGTCAGCAACCTAATTGATGCTGAAACTTGGATTAAAATTGAAGAAAAACCATTTATTTGCAAAATTGAAATTGTATCTCTAGAAAAAGATAGAGTTAATGTATATTTAACAGACAATAATGAATATTCATATACTGCAACTTTAAGATTTGATAAAATATATCTAATTACAGAAAATGTAGAAAGACTAGATAATGAAAAACCTGAGAAATTACCAGATTACAAAGTATTATCAATCATATATAGCGAAGAGTTATCATTATTTAATAAAATAGCATCTGAAGATAAAGAATGGGAATTTAAGAATGATGCAGATAGATTTGAAGCTACTATTGATTATTTAGTTCCTATTTTCAAAATTAAAAAAGATGAAAAAGAAAAGGAATATGTTGATAAATATAATAAAGAGCATCCTGATGAAGAAGATTCTGAAGAACTTGTGGATTATATGAAAGAGCATCTTAAAGATAATGATAGCGATTGTAAATGTGGTGGTAGTTGTGATGATGGTGACTGTGAATGTGATGGAAACTGTGGTTGTGGTAGCTCAGATAATAAATCGAAAAAGAAAAAGAAAAAGAAAAACAAGAAAAAAAATAAGAAACTTGCAAATCCAAGCGATTGGTACTTTGATGTATGGGTTTCTAAAGATAAATATGATCCTTCTTGTATCGCATTATCAAAAGAGTGTAATGGTTATTTAGATGATCAACTTGGTTCTCATAATTTATCACAAAATGTTATTGATGCTTTGAATAAAGCAGGTATATTTGGTGACAGTGAAATGATGGAAGCAGTTTGGGAAGTTAATGATTATGAATCAAAAACAAAAGAAGACATCATAAAAAGTATGGAGAATGAAGGATTTATTTATAGTAAAGGAATGCTTGGTGATTTTGGAATGTAAAAAAATTAAAAAAAAAATTAAAAAACCTTGCGGGGTAAAAAAATTATTATTATATTTGTCGGCATAAAAAATAACAATTAAAAAATTATAAAAATGAGTTTTAGAGATTTATTCGTAGTACCAGAAGGAGGTGCAAATAGCGGGGTAAAACCTGTTCAATCAAACACACCTGAAAAAAAGACACAAGAAACTAGTTTTCCAAAAACAACGTTTCCATCCTCTTCAGAAACAAAGTTTCCGTCAACGTCTGAAACAAAGTTTCCGTCAACTTCTACTGATAAGTTTCCACCTATAAAATTCAACGATCCTAAATCTGATCCAAATAATCCATTTTTGGAACAAATTCTTGATGTGTATGATAAAGGTTTCACGAAATTGAATCAACCTGGATATGACTTCTTCGAATTTTACAAATCTGTAAGTAAAGCTGGAATTAATAATTCTCAGGCTTATGAAATGGCATTTGAAATGGGTCAAGCTATGGATGCTAATGTATCAAAGCAATCATTAATTAGTCAAGCAGATTATTACATTTCAGAACTTATTAAAGTTTATACTGGATTCAATGCTGACGGTCAAGCTAAAATTAATGATTTGTCAAACAAAAAAAGTTCAGAGTCACAAACTTTATCATCGGATATAAGTTCTTTGAAATTGCAGTTGGAAGCCATTCAAAATCAAATTCACAGTAAAGAAAATGCTCTCGCTGAAATTGATGGAAAATATCAGCCTAACATAAATGAAATATCTTACAAATTAGCCGCAAATGATATGGCTAAGGAAAGATTTGTATCAAATATCACACAAGTAAAAAACAATATTACAAACAATTTAAAATAAACAAAAATTATGACAGACGTAGACAGTAATGTAAGAAACTTGCCGATTTTTAAACACTTCTCAGAAAGTGAAATTTCAGCAAATGTTGAATCGTTCCGAAAAGGTGAAAAAGGACTATTCTGGTTCTTTAAGCTAGGAGTTTTAATCGCAATTGCATGGGCAACTTGGGTATATGTCCTTCCACCTGTGTTTCAAGCTGCTGGACAGTTTATTGCAGCAGCATTAGTAGTAATTGGACTTATTTTCGCAGTAATTGCTGCTCCAGTTATCATCAAAGGTATCAGGATATTCACCAGGTTTCTTCACAAAAATCTAATAAAATATGATCCTTTTGCCGAATTGTACAGACAAAAAGCAATGATGCTTGAAAATCAAAAAACATTCCGTGTTGCGAAAGGTACAATAAATGGATTGCGAAGTGATTGTGAAATTGAGGCTGACAAAAATGAAAAGGATGCAAAAACGTTACAGTCCAGAATTTTAAGTCTTGACACCAAAGCAAAAAACCTTAAATCTTCAATGGATGAAATGGTAAAAAATGGTGGAATGGCTGCCAAAGGTTCAGATGATTATGTAAACGCAAATGCTGAATTATTTAAAGCAGTTTCAGAAAGTCAGCGAATCGCATCACAACTAGCTCAGGCTAAAGATTTTGTTCAAAAATATGGAGCACGGGCTGCTATTATGAAGAAATTCGGTCAAAAATTGGTTATGGTTGAAACATCTATGGACATTAAAATATTGGACTTTGATGCTACAATTGGAATCTTGAAGAAAGATTATGATTTTGCTGAAAAAGCTAAATCAGCTACCGATGCTGCTAAATCTGCAATGTTATTCTCAAAAGGATGGGAATTAGAATACGCTCTTGAAGTTGTAACAAATACAATCTCTTCTGATATTGCAATTACATCCGGTAATCTTAAAGATATTGATTCTTTAACAAAGAATTACGCACTTGATAGTGATGAACTATACTCTAACTTGGACACTTTAGCAAATAACATCAGAATTGGTAATGATGTTGTTCCTGAAGCTAAAATGTATAACAATCCAGAATATGCATTAACACAGTCTGATCAAACAAAAGCTGGTGGATTTGAATCAATTTTTTAACAAAAACAAAAAATAAATTATAAAAACCTTTCATTTGTAGAAAATAATGTTTATCTTTGTCGGATAAATATTATTTCTACAAATAAACAAAAAAATTAGTAATCATTAAAAATTAAAAAAAATGGGAAAAATTTTGAAAATTAGCAGGGCAACGACTCTTGCAGAAGCAGTTATGGTATTAGTAGCAATTGTTTTAATTGCTGGGGGTGTATATTGGTTTGCACCTGGACTTCGAGTTGATAAGTCTAAACAGTTGTCAGGATTGACACTTAGTAAAGATCATCTCGATAATGTTACCAAAGGAGCTATGATTTCTCTTCCTTCGAACGAAAGTTCAAAAGTTAAACAAATTAAGAGTGTTTATGGTAATGCTGTACCAACAGATTGGAATGAAGATTTTTCAACAAAAGTTTCATCTCAGCCATTAAACCGTATTGCAGAATATGCTTGGAACTGTAATAGCGGTATGATTTCTGCTCTTGGAGGTCCACGAACCACAAAGGGATCGCTAATGGAAGCATCTGGTATTAACTTAGAACTTGTAAGACTTGATGGTGTATCTGATTTGCGTAATATGTTAGTTAAATTCGTAGAAGAATTCGCATCAGGTACAGAATATCCTAAATCTGATAAATCCGCATTTGGTGTATCTATTATGGGTGATGGTGTTCCATTCTTCATAGCAACTGCACAGCAAATTTTGGATGATAAATTCGGGAAAGGGAAATATCATGTTGTAGCTGTTGGCGCTATCGGTATGTCAGATGGTGAAGATAAAGTTATTGGTCCACTCGCTTGGAAAACTAATCCTCAGCTTATGAGAGGTGCGTTACTATCTTCTGTTGTTGGTGATGGTGACTGGGTGGTTGCCGTGAACTTTGCGTTCGCAAACGGTATACCTGTGAACCCAGATGTTAAAACATATGATGCAGATGCATTAAACTTTACTCCATCTGAAAATGATGATTATATTAACTCTGTAAAAGAACTTATTAAATCTCAATTAACTGGATTTACTATTCCTCTTAAAGAAGTTAAAAACGGCAAACTTACAAATAAGACAATTAATAAAAAAATTGATGGCGCAACGACCTGGACACCAGGTGACAAATTAGCATTTGATGCATTAACAGGATTTGTAGATGTTATATCAACAAAAGAATTCAATAATCAGATGGCTACTACATTAGTTGTTGTTAAAGAATGGGCGTTACAACACGAAAAGATTGTTACAACTATTTTGAAAAACTCTTATATAGCTTGTAATCAGATTAAACAGTATAATGACTGGTCCGTTTTTGCTTCAAAAGCTGTTGCTAAAACATATAATCTTGAATCGCCATCTTATTGGTATGATCTATTCAAAGGTGTCAAAGGAAATAAAGCTGGAGTAGATTATAATATTGGTGGATCAAGAGTATTGAACTATGCTGACGCTTTACAATACTATGGTATTACAGATGGTGTAAACCGTTATAAAGCTGTATATGAACAAGTTTCTAAATATTTGACTGAATTGAATCCTTGTGGCTTCAACGAATCTGTAAAAAGTGGAGTTGTTCCTTATGATGAAGCTGTTAATTTATACTTCTTAAAAAGTATTAATGATATTGATGCTGGTGTTGCTAAGAAAGTTGACTATACTCAGACAAAAACAACTATACTTGCAAGTGGTGAATGGCATATTAACTTTGCTACCGGATCAACAGCTATTAATTCTACTAATGAATTAGAAACTATTTATGGTCTATTGATTCAAGCTGAAGATGCAAGAGTTAAGATTGTTGGATATACTGATAATGTTGGAAATCCACAATCAAATGTAACTTTATCTAATGGAAGAGCAAATGCTGTTAAAACCTGGTTGGTTAACAAAGGTATTCCTGAAAAGAAATTCCAAGGTGTTGATGGTTTAGGTGATGCAAATCCAGTTGCTGATAATAATACATCAGAAGGAAAAGCTAAGAACCGTAGATGTGAAATAACAATCTTAAAATAAAAATAGTTGTATTAGATAAGTAAAAAAAAGGAGCAATCTTAAAGGTTGCTCCTTTTTATGTTTCTATTTATATAACTACAAAGCGGTTGAAGATTAGTGTAATGGATTCAATTTTAATAATTCATCTTCTGTGTTTCCATATGATTGCGGTATGATATGATCAATATCCCATCCATAATTTAACTCTCCATTATATAAACCTCTATTTTCCCAATTCATCCAAGATTCAAATTTAGACTCAAGATATAATCTAAATTCATCAAAAGAGCATCCTAAAATTTCAGAAGTTTTTGAATTTTTTTGTAATCCATTATGTTTAATTGAATTTCTAATTCTATTTCTAACAGATTCTTTAAATTTACACATTGGATCTTTTCTTTTTATTTTTTGTTTTTCTAAAGCTTTAATTCGTATTAATTTAATATTTTTTTCTCTGTGTGCTTTGTGATATTTGCTATGCTTAATTTTTGTTTCTATTTTAGCATTATCTATTCGATATTTTTCTAATATAAATTCTTTATTATTTTGATAAAATAATCTACTCTTTTCATTTTTACACTCTTTACAAAAATCATTAAAACCATCTTTATTTTTTCTAGCAATGCCAAAATTATTAATTGGTTTTTCAATATCACAAACTCTACATATTTTACTTTCCATAATAATATGTATATATAAATATAATAAAAGATTAATAAAAAATATTTGGTATATTAAAAAAAAATCATTATATTTGTATTGTTAAAATAAATAATTAAAAATAAATAAAATGTTAGGAATATTAAAACCTTTTGAAAAAGTAAAAAGTTCTACAGAATTAACCATCCGTTTAGGATGGTTAATTTCTTTGATTTTATTCTGGATTGGATTCAGTTTTACAGAAACACATCTATTTCCGACCCCTGTGCAAGTTTTAACTGGGTTTAGCACCTTGTGGTCTGAAGGATTAGTGGTACATATTGGTAGTTCATTAATTTTATGTAGTCAAGCTGTACTTTGGTCAGTTTTCATATCATTAATATTTTGCTATCTATCACCTTTACCATTATTAAAACCTATTGCTCTGGTATTATCTAAATTCAGATATTTACCACTAGCAGGTATTACATTCTATCTATCAATACTAATAAATGATGCTCGTACATTACAAGTCTGGGTGCTTGTGGTATTTATGAGTACATTCTTTATTACATCAATTTTAATGGTTATAAACGAAATTCCAGAAGAGGAATTTGATCACGCAAGAACACTTGGTTGCACAAGATGGGAGATGCTTTTAGAAGTGGTAATAAAAGGACGAGCAGATTATGTAATTGAAAGTGTTAGACAAAATCTAGCAATTGTATGGATGTTACTTATATCAGTAGAAAGCATACTAGCAGCAGCCGGTGGATTAGGATTTTTAATAAAAAACTCTGATAAACTTGGAAATCAAGGTAGAGTTATCGCATTACAAATTATAATATTATCAATTGGTATATTATTAGATTTCTCGTTAACAAGAATAAGACAATTAATTTTCAGATTCTCTAAAATATAAAATATGCAATACGAATTAAAACAAACAATTTTGTGCCTTGATCAAGTTTCTGCTGGATATGAAGGTAAAGCAATTCTTAAAGATGTTAGTTTAGTTGAAAAGGATGTTGTCAGAGAAGGTATTGCTGCAACTGGTCAAATCGCTGCTTTTCTTGGTCGTTCTGGTAGAGGAAAATCCACATTATTCAAAGTATTAACAGGATTATCTAAGCCTATTAGTGGTAGAGTTTTAATAACCTGCTCTAAGCCAAATGAACCTGAAGCAGCAAAAGAAGTAGGAGAAGGTGATGTTGGTTTTGTTGACCAAAAATACACATTATTTAGGCATAAAACAGTATATCAAATTATGCAATATGCCTTGAAAAAGAGTAAAACAACGGCTGAAGAAAAAAAGAAGAATATTGATGAACAACTCACTAAATGGGGTATGATTGATCATAAAGATAAATATCCTTGTGAATTATCTGGAGGTCAACGTCAAAGAACTGCAATTATCGAGCAATTATTAACTTCCAAACATTTTATGGTTTTTGATGAACCATTTTCAGGATTAGACGTTGGAAATATTGAAAGTGTAAAACAAGCATTTGAATTGATTTTAAGTAGTGATGAATTAAACACTATCATTTTCTCAACACATGACATCAAATTAGCTGTTGAATTAGCTGATGTTATTTATATCATTGGATATCCAGAAGGAATAACAGATCATAGCACCATTGTCAATAAATATGACTTAAAAGAGCTTGGATTTGCTTGGACTAAATTTGGTCCTGATCATTTAGAATTAATTGAATCAATTAAAGCAGATTTATTAAAATCATAAAAAATATATACAATATTATTTTGATAATAAAAAAATAATTTGTATATTTGTATTGTTGAAATAAATGACTAACAAGATTTTATTTTTGAGAATGTTAAAATACATTCATAAAATCTTGTTAGTTTTTAAATTAAAATAAGCTATGACAAATCAACAGAGAAAAAATATAATAAAAAAATGTAAAGAACAATCTGATTGGTCTAATTATGAATCAGGTGAGCGTGAAGTTAATCAAGATAAAATTATTGAAAAAGAATGTATATCACGTGGTTTCACATATTCTAATTTTTGCAATTGTGAAGGTAAAATATTAGAAAAATTGTTCTCATAAATGTTGCTAATTATAAAAATAAATAGTATATTTGTATAAATAAATAAATAAAAATAAAATTATGGCGTTAAAAAAAGATGTTCAGCCAAAAGGTATTAAATTTCAAGAAGCAAGTAAATTTCCTACTGGGTATGATTCTCTCTCAGATCGAGAAAAGAAATACTACAAAATGATGAATGCCAAATCTGGTGTATTGTATATTCAATCGCCTCCAGGTTTCGCAAAATCTGCAAGTATGAGATCCATTGCTAATAAAATGGGATTTCAATATTTTGATATTAGGCTTTCTATGGTTGATGAAACCGATGTAGGTTTATTTCCTACCATTGGTGAAGAAGAAATAGATGGTGTAAATCAAAAAATGTTGTCCCATGTTGCACCAAAATGGGCATATATGGCAAATACCAGACCTACTATTATTCACTTTGAAGAACTTAACCGTTCAACTTTAGCAGTTCGTAACGCTGCTCTTCAAATGTTACTTGAACGTGAAATTGGTGCATTCTTCAAATTCAATCGTAATGTAATGATGTGTTCTTCAGGTAACCTTGGAGAAGAAGATGGAACTGACGTTGAGGAATTCGACCAGGCTCTTAATAACAGGTTGATTCATATTGAACACGTTATGCCATTTCCAGAATGGGTTGAACAATATGCAAATGATAATGTTTGTCCAGTAATTGTTCAATTCTTGAAAGTTCATACTGAATATTATCACAAGAAACCAGATGAAAAAGGTAACAGTAAAAATAAGGCATATGCTACGCCTCGTTCTTGGACTTTCTTGAGTGATTATATTTTTGAAAATTTTGGTGAGTTTGAAACCAGACGGGATAATGATTTTAACACAATTCTTAATCCAGATGGTACACCAAAACAGTATAAAAAGTTTCCTAATGTTCGAATTTACATCAAAGATATTGAAGAAATTGGTCACGGTTATGTTGGACCAGCAAATGTCCGTTTCATTAGATATTGTCAAGATACTTTGAAATTGACTCTTGACGACATTCTTGATCGTTATGATGAAATTGAATTTGAAGTTAAAAACTTCAACAGAGACAAGAAATCTGAACTTCTTGCTAATATGAAAGAAAGAAAAATCTATCAACTTAAACTTAAACAAGTTGAAAACCTTACCAAATTCCTTCAGAATATTTCTGATGATGAAATTGTAGGTTATTTGTTACACGTTCTTGATACTGAATATAATTTATCAGAAACCTCTAAAGATAATACAATGGCTGAAAAGTTCCTTGCAAGCAAGAGATTTGATAAATTCCGTGATGCAATCTTAAAACACGTTGATGATGAGGATAAGTAAATTTTGAAATTGTTTGTAAAAAAAGTCGCAATTTTTATTGCGACTTTTTTTATTTCATAAATTTTTTAACTGCGTCTATAACATCTCTTGGTTGTATTGCTTTAGAACATATATAATCTTGTTTCTTTGGACAAAATAACCAATCATTATAATCAAATGTTATTTTTGGATCATTCCAACAGCCATTACATACCGTATTATTATGAACTCTAATGATATTAGATTGAAATTCTAACCAAGGCTTTGTAAAGCCACTTATCATTACAACAGGTGTACCTATAGCCCATGCAACCCATGCTAATCCAGAGCTTATAGTAATCATCATATCAGCATATTTAATATCTGTTATTCTTTCTGATAATGGATGATTTCCAGTTTTATCTATTACATTTTTTGCTTTTGGGGCTTGATTATAATGACCAGGAAGTCCATAGCTTTTATGCTTATCTATTATAACAACTTTATAACCATTACGACCTAAAAAATCAAATAATCTTTCCCAACCAAAAGGATTATTCCAATATTTAAGTTGCGCAGTTGATTGTATTGCAACAACAACATATTTACCTTTAATTTTAGGACCATCATCTGGTATATTTATTTTTGGTAATATTTCTTTATCTTCTAATCCTAATATTAAATTTGCAATTGACTGTAGAGGTATTTTTCTATAATCAAAAACTTTTACAGAATTATCATATCTTTCATTTTCAACATACCAATGAGCAGAATTTGGCTTATCATCTACATAATAAAGATCAGGTCCATAATCAATTCTAAACTTTTTATCAACATCATTAATCCAATTAGGATTTGCAATATCAGTAAAAGTAATATCAGTATATACCTTATCAAATAAATTTTTAAGCGGAGAATGTAGTATAACATCAACATTATGTATTTTTTTATACTCATTCACACAAGCTACCCAAGCTACATTATCACCTATTGATTTTGAACCTATTAAAACATAAATTTTATTAAATATATGATCTTGTCTTCTTTCAAATAATATTTCATCATTTGATGAAACTCTAATTAAAATATTTTTACCTTGTATATTATTTAACTTAGACCAATAATTATTTTTTATTGTATTTGAATATTCTGTATTATTTGTATTTAAATCTATAAATTCAACTTTATAATCTACATTATCATCACCGTCAAAAATTTCTAAATAAGCACTTTCATCCTTAAATCTAGTAACAAATTTTATCATTCACTATTATTATTTTTATCTTCTGTGACCTGAACCGCCTGAGCCAGACTCTGATCTACCACCACCGCCAGAAGGCGAACTATAACTAGGTGATGAACTAGGTGCGCTATAACTTCTTGATTGACTAGGTGCGCTATAACTTCTTGATTGACTAGGTGCGCTATAACTTTGTGATGGACTAGAATAATCAGTACTTCTTGGTGCAGAATATGAATTACTTCTTGGTGCAGAATATGAATTAGAGTTATAACTTCTAGAATTTGTTCCAGTTGAATTAGAATTTGATCTATAAGTTTGTCTCATACTTGATGAACTTCTAGGTGCGCTATAACTTTTAAGATCATTAGAATTTCTTAATGAACTATTTGGTATAATGGAATTTGAACTTCTAACATTATAACTAGGTTGATTAATTATTCTAGGTCTATTATACACATTTCCAGTATTAATTTGATTATTAGTAACTCTTGGTCTAGTGTATCTATTTTCTATATTTGACTTTGTATAAACTGATTTATTTACATTATTTTTGTGCTCACCATTATTTTTGTGATCACCATTATTTTTGTGACCATAATCATTATTGTGATTTTTGTAATTATTTTTATGACCAAAATTATTAAAATTATGATTTTTATGATTAAAATCATAATTAAAACCATAATTAAAACCATAGTTATAACCATAACCATAATTATAATTAAAACCATAATTAAAGCCTAAACCATAATTAAAACCATAATCATAATATGGATAATTCCAATAATCGTCAAAATAAAAATTATCATAATAGAATGGAGAATAAAATCTATTTATTCTATATGCATAATCTAAATCAGTATTATCATTTTCATCATAATAATTATTTATAACATATTTGACACTATCATCATTATAATATGTTGTGGTATCAGGTTTTGTTATTGTTGATTTATGATATTTAACAACAGATATGTCTGAAGGTCTAAAATAAATATCATCTTCATATACATATTTTCCAGTTTTACAAGAACTTAATAAGAAAAATAAAACACCTATAAATATTGCAATTTTCGTTTTCATAATATAATTTTTTTTGTTGGTATAGAACAAATATCAAGCCAATTATCAAATTCTGAATATTTCTTATTAATTATTTTTTATTATTTTTGTAACTACCTTATTATAAGACTATTCGCATTTTGACCACGAACAATTTAAACAAGTTTTGCAGCCATTTTCATATTTTAAATCGTGTGAACCACATTCAGGACAAGATTCTCCTGTAGCTACATTAGAATTAATATATTTCTTTATAATTCTTTTAACACCGCTTTTCCAAGTGCCAAATGCTGCTTCTCTGTCACCGTCAAGCTGTAATCCATCAATAACGGCAATTACACTAGGTAAGTGCATACGATGTCTTAAAAGAGCTGATACTAGTTTACTATAGTTCCAGAATTCTCTATCAAATGCTCTATTTAAGCCTTCCATTGTCACATTATATCCATCTTTATCTTTACAAACAAAGTCGTATCTACTTTTTTCACCATTGTTCTTAAATTTAACAATTTCACCTTTTTCCACACTCACAGGAATATAAAATTCATCAGACAATCCGGTAAATAATTCATATGGATATTTTTGACCTTTTTCGTCAATCATTAATCCTAAAAATCCAACCCATTTTTCTTTATTGTTAGTAAATCTAACTACTTCACACTCAAGTCTTTTAAGTCTTGGTTTTGCGTTATTTTCCTGTACTTCTGGTACAACATTTTGTGTAGTACCTTCAGTTGACATAATAACGCCTTGTCTAGATTTATCACGATATACAGTTATACCTTTACAACCGCTTTTCCAACCCATTTCATATACTTTAGATACAATATCTTCAGTTGCACTTTCTGGTAAATTAACAGTAACAGAAATAGAATGATCTATCCATTTTTGAATATTGCCTTGCATTCTAACTTTTTCCACCCAATCAACATCATTAGATGTTGCTTTATAGTATGGAGATTTTTCAATGATAGGTTTTAAATCAACATCTTTCATAAGTTTAACTTCATCAACATTATAACCATTTACTTCTAACCAAGTTTCAAATTTATGATGAAATACAAAATATTCTTCCCATTTTACGCCTTCAGCATCAATAAAATCAACTCTACCGCTCTTATCTGTTGGATTAATCTTTCTTCTTCTCTTATATGAAACTAAGTATGCTGGTTCAATACCTGATGTGGTTTGTGACATAATTGAAACAGATCCTGTTGGAGCAATAGTAAGAAGTGCAATATTTCGTCTTCCATATTTTTTTAACATTTCATCCAATTCTGGATCAGCGTCTTTTAATCTTTGAATAAAAGGATTATTTACTTCACTTTCATAATTATAAATTGGGAAAGCGCCTCTTTCTTTTGCCATAATTGAAGAAGATTTATATGCATTAATAGCTAAGACCTTATGAACTTCTGTTGAGAAATCTGTAGCTTCTTTCGTACCATATATTAAGCCAAGAGCAGCCAACATATCACCTTCTGCGGTAACACCAACACCAGTTCTACGACCATTAATTGTCATATTTTTAATTTTAACCCAAGTTTCTCTTTCAACTCTTTTAGTTTCTTCATTTTCTGGATCAGAAATAATTTTTTCCATTATCATTTCAATTTTTTCAAGTTCAAGATCAATAATATCATCCATAAATCTTTCAGCATAAATTACATATTCCTTAAATTTAACCCAATCAAATTTTGATTCTTTTGTAAAAGGATTGATAACGAAACTATATAAATTTACAGCTAAAAGTCTACAACTATCATAAGGACAGAGAGTTATCTCACCACACGGGTTGGTCGAAACTGTTGTGAAGCCATATTCTTGATAACAATCAGGAACAGATTCTCTCATTACAGTGTCCCAAAATAAAATTCCTGGTTCTGCGGATTTCCAAGCATTATGTATAATTTTTTTCCATAATTTCTGTGCATCAATTTCTTTTGTAAAAATTGGTTCATCAGAATCAATAGGAAACAATTGTGTAAACATTTTTGCATTCAAAGCAGCTTTCATGAATTCATCAGTAACTTTAACAGAAATATTTGCACCTGTTACTTTTCCTTGTTCTAATTTTGCATCAATAAATTTTTCTGAATCTGGATGAGCAATAGAACAAGTCAGCATTAAAGCACCTCTACGACCACCCTGAGCAACTTCATTTGTAGAATTAGAATATCTACTCATAAATGGAACAAGTCCGGTTGAAGTCAACGCTGAATTTTTAACTGGCATTCCTGCTGGTCTAATATGAGATAAGTCGTGTCCTACACCACCTCTTCTTTTCATAAGTTGTATTTGTTCTTCATCAACTTGCATAATTGAACCGTAAGAATCCGATGGATTTCCTATCACAAAGCAATTTGATAATGATACAACTTGTTTATTGTTACCAATGCCTGACATTGGTGATCCCTGAGGAATTATATATTCAAAATTTTTGATCAAATTAAATATAAAATCTTCAGATAAAGCATTTTCATATTTAGATTCTATTCTATATATTTCTCTAGATAATCTTCTGTGCATATCATCTGGTGTTAGTTCATAATAAACTGTTTCACCATTTTTTGTATCTTTTAATGCGTATTTATTAGTAAAAACGTCTCCTGCTAACGTATCACCATTAAAATATTTTAATGTCGCATCATAGACTTCGTCCCTTTTGTATTCCATCACTATTATTTTTTTTATATAAAGTTGATATTATTGAGATTACTCAAATATCCACTTTGCTTCAATTCTACTATTATTTGTGTTGCATATTCTTTATCCAACAATTTAAACATATTAAAAATATTATCTGTAAAATAATATGATAATTCTACAAATATTTCAGATTTTGTATATTCTTTACCTATATTATTCAATAGCATTTTATAATAATCATTAAACGCTTGTCGATTAGGTTTTCTTCTATTTGAAGAAAAATCTAATTCTGTTTTTTCACTCAATAAATCATATACATCTCTTTGTAAATTTAATCTACCAATATATTCTTCATTAAATTTACTTTCAAATTCATAATTTGTTCCTGATTCTATTGGTAATCCGTCTATTGAAAAATATTCATCTTGAGCACTTAAATATTCAGATTGCTCAGATATATCTTCAATTTTTCCTTTAAATATTGTATCTCTAGCTAATGAATGTTTACCTTCTACTTTATGATTATTAGTATTAAATTTAAACATAATATCAACATCATCAGTTTCTTCTTCGTCTTCTTCATCATCCTCTAATATGGATTCATCTATATCATCACCTACAATATCATCAATAAATTCATCTAACTCTTCATCTAATTCTTCATCGTTATAGACTTCTTTCTTTTTCATTAAAATAATTATTTTTAGATTATTTTGCTCCTACCAAAACATCATTTTCCATAGTTAAAAATTTCGTATTAAAATCAAACCGAACTTGTTCTTCGTGATGTTCGCCATCTCTTAATTTTAAGATTTTTAATCTATACAAATTGTTCTTTTTCATTTCTGGATTACGAATAATACCCCAAACTGAGTCAGCGGTATCAGCAATTGCTTTACTTTCAGGTATAGCACCAAGTGTTATATCTGATGCACCCCAAACTGATTTATCCGTTTGTGTTGCAGTAATAACTGCGCATTCGTATTTGTCTGCAATTCGTCTTAAGCCTTCTGCCAAATGTTTTCCTTTCAAATATAACATATTAGTAATATCAAATCCTTTTTCAATTGACATAATATTTATATAATCAACAATGACCATTCCTACTTTAAGCCTTTTAACTTCTTCAAATTTTTTAATGTAATTATCAATATCTGTAACAGTACAATCACTAGTATTATATTTTTTAACAAATATTTTTCCAGGTTGCGAATCAAATAAATTTCCACCACTAGTTTGTGATCTTAAATTATTTAGTCTTTGTTTCATAAAAACAGTATCTTTCGATTTTTCATCATATTCATCTGAATTGATTTTTAATCGCATAGATCCTAATCTTTTCATAACTTTTCTTGTTGCCATTTCTAATGTTATTATCAATACGTTAGATCCATTATTTGCTGCATTTGTAGCAACATTATGAAGCCACATTGATTTACCAACATTAGTTTCACCCATTATAACATTTAATGTAGATTTGCTCCATCCACCACCTAAAATTGAATCTATACAAGGCCAACCTGAGCCAATACAATTTTTTGTAACTAATTGTTTATGTGATTCTGGGTCATCAAAATCTTCGCCTAAATCGTGATCATCATCATCAATTAAAAGTGAATTTCCGAACATACCTCTAAGTTTTTGTGCAAGTTCTACAACATTATCATAATCTATTTCTTCAATACCCCGAATCAAATCAATACCTTTCATCATATCACTATGTACTTGGTTTTGTATTTTCCAAGCTTTAAATCTAGGTAATAACCATTCTGAACTCATATCACTATTATCTGACTGAAGAAGTAATTTCAATACATTCATACTTATTTTACTATCTTTATCAACCAATTTAACCATCGCAACAATTTGCTGTGTGCTTGGTACAATATGACTTTCACTTATTATATATTCATCTCTAATTACAGAATATACAAATTGTATATCTGAATTTTTAAAAAAATATGGTTCAACCTTAGAAAATTGTTCAGGATTTTCCATTATATGGATGAAGTAATGCTTCTCCATGTTCGTATTTGTTAATTCGCCCATTAATTACTTTTTTTTATTCTTGAAGACATTACTAACTTATTAATACCATCATATTTCATAATAAATACACTATCAACTAATGAATATATTAATATATCTTTATCTTTCAAATCTTCTATAATAGTATGTATAAGAACACTTTCTAATTTAGATAATGAATCTATTGAATTTATATCGAAATTTGAATCTATAATTATACTATATGAAAATACCTCTATTTTTGATGTATCTGTTGTTATTTCAAAATTATCAAGGTCCTTCATTATTCTTAAATTTATAGGTAATAAATTTCCAAGCACTCCACTAGTATTAAGACCAGAAGTATATTTTGAAGTTTCCATTTTTGCGAAATTATCAGCATACTCTGACATCTTAACAATCTTAACTTTATCTGTTACACCTAAAGCCTCCATAATTGATGACCATTTTTCTATATTCTTATTCATAATATTTATTATTATTACTTTTTATTCGAAAAGTTTAGAATCATCATCAAGATCGAATTCGTCTGATGATAACATATCTTTATCTTCTATTTCATTTAATCTTTCATCAATATCTTCCAATTCTTTAAGACATTCATCATAAGATGGATATTTAAAGTAATCATAAATAATTGGTTCCATCGCTTTCAATACATCAGCATTGAAAACTTTTCTATTAAATAATTGTTTTACGGAAATTGTAGCATCTAAATGCTTAACATACCAACGATTAGATGGTGTATAAGTAACTTCACCTGTATCTTTATCAATATTTTTCTTCACTTGTGCAATACCGATTTTATCAAAATTTTCAAATGTGCAAAATAAATCTAATCCTTTAAAAGGATTTATACCTTTGCTATAATCAATTTCAAATTTTACTTTCTTTGGTTTTGCTAATCTATTTTTTGCTGATTTTGCAGTAATAACAGAACCTGATCTACCAAGATCCATTTCATCTTCTTCACCAGTTTTTAATTTTGCATCACTTAAGAATAAAATAACACTAGCTGCATAATATAAACCTTCGCCTCCACTCATAATAGTTTGTGGAAACATATCTTGGGTTAAATAAACATGATTAGTTGCAACCAATGGTATATTCAAATATCCAAGATCATTTGTTATAAGTCTAACAAGAGATTTTATTTGTTTTGCACGTGTCATATCTTGTTTAACATTCAATTTAAGTGTATCTTCTTTTTCTTTTTCGCTTGATAACATACCAATTGAATCTAAGAAGAAAATAGTTTTAGAAACATCAACACCTGTATCTTTTAATTTTTGTAAAGCGTCTAAGAAAGACATCATAAACATTTTTATTTTTTCTACGATATTAGTTCTAATTAACATAAAATTATCAGAATTTGATGTATCAATACCATACATATCAAAATCTGCTTTTTCAATAGAATATTCTGTATCAATCCATACAATATTATATCCCATTTTTTGAGCATTTCTTGCAATATTTAAAGAAATAAAGGATTTACCTGTTTGTTTAGGTCCAGCGATAATTGTAATTTTATTATTTGGAATACCACCTTTTAATATACTTTTAGATAGAAGCGCATCCACGACGTGAATACCTGTTGAGATAAAAGTTTTTTCTTTTTCAAAATCTTCAATTGAAATAATATCCTTTTTTGATATACTTTCAATTAAATTTGATATTTTTGAAAAATCAAAACCAGGTTTTTTTTGTACAACTTTTGTTGATTTAGCCATTTTTTATTAAATTATTTTTTTATCATTTGTATATATTATACATAAATATAATTTAAAAGTTTTAATAAAAAAAATTATGATTAATTAGAACCCAACACAAAATATATATAATCAAAAATACATCTAACACATATGGAATTTTACATAGTTTTTGTTAAAAACAGAAAAAAATTAGACAAATACATAAAAATCAACAAGGTTCGGAATAAGACAATAATAGACATAAAACAACAATTAGAAGATAATGGATTAGACGACGTTACGGAATGGAGAGAATATTTCAATCTTATAATTTATACTAAGATAACTCAAACTATTAGAAAAAATAAAGATGTATATTATATACCAAATCTAAATAAAATTAGCACTATAGAAATAGATGACATTTTTCAAATTAAAGAAAATTTAATAGGTAAAATAAACTTCAATTTACTTTTCTTTTTTGAAGATTTTAAAGACAACCAAAAATTATATGATAATCTTCTAGGAAACATATCATTATTTGATGCTATTCAAATAATTAGGGATTATTAAATTCAGAGAAATATTTATTTTATATATAAGTAAAAAATATATTAAATAAATGGCACATTATTCTGAAATGGACTTTCTTTTTAGTAATCCAGATAACAATAAATCTTTAATAGCTCAATTACAAAATCAAGGTAATACATTTAATATTTTTAAAAACCCTACTGATTTCACTAGACCTGGATATATTGTACATAAAGGTGCGTTTGGCACAAATCAAATAAAAGATAATTTAGAAAAGCAAATTTATAATCATGGTAACAAAAATCCATATATTAAATTATTAGATGATTTTAATGGAATAAATACTTCAAAGGCATTAAAATTGAAAGCTTCAGATTTAGTATATTTAAAAGATTTAGGTGTATATCCAATAAACAGAATGGCAATACTTAGAAGATTTCCAGAAGGCGCTTTTGTTTATGAAAAATTAGATGGAATGAAAATTGAACCAATATCAACAATAGTAGGTTGGATTGAACCAGATAAAAACTTTGGAAAAATTGGATTTAATGAAACATGGGAAAAAACAACTGATAGATTTGATACTGTAATGGCGAAAATTATTAAAGATACTTTAGGTCTTGGTAAAGCACTATTTCCTATACCTGATTTTGCACAAGGTATTTTATTTGAATTTTATAAAAAATTAAATTTGAATAAAACTAGTGGAGTTAATGATAGTGTAGATGAAGCATATTCAGGTGTAATAACAAATGATACTAAAAATATAGATGATACCACAGCATGGGGTCTTAATAACATACCAGCAGGAGATCCTAATCTTTTACTTGAAGGTCCATTTAGAAATCCAGAAACTCAAAATATTCAATCATCATTTAGTTTTGAACTTATAACAACATATGAACAAAAATTGATAGGTGATGTTGATCCAGGTATTGCCATGCTAGACATATTAGATAATATATATGCTATGGGCACTTCTAATATGAAATTTTTCTTTGGTGATAATTCACCAGGTATTCAAGCAGCAAAAAAAGCTGCTCAAGGTAATGCTAATGATTTAAAAAATTGGGAAATATTTTTAAGTGAAATATTAAAAAGTTTTTGGGCGGTCATTCAAGATTTTTTCACAACAATTAAAACGACAATTCAAAATAATTATAATAACGCTACTGCTAATAAAAATACTAATGCTGCATCAATACAAGAAGCAGCAGCAGCATCAAAGAAAAAAATATTGGATGAATCTTTAACAATAATTGATCAGATATTAACAACATTATTAGCTAGTACAGTATCAATACATAGATTCAAACTTAGAGGATCAATTGAATTGATGGTTGGTGGTAGTATAAGTTCAACACCTTGGTATTTAACTTTAGGAAATCCATATTCACCATGGTTAGCAACAAATCATATTGTTGTAAAATCAGCATCAGTAGAAACAAGTAATGAAATGGGATTTAACGATCAACCTCAAAGGTTAACCGCAACATTTACTTGCGAATTTTCAAGAGCTTTAGGTAAACAAGAATTAATGAGAATGTTTAACAATACGTATAGAAGAACTTATTCTGTACCACCGGCAGTAGGTGACACATCACAAAAAACAACAATAGAATCTTTACAACCAAAACAAGCAAACATAAAAACTCAAAATGGTGTTCAAAAAACACAATTAATGACAATGACAAATTCAAAATCAAACGTAACAAATACTAATGATCCTAGATAAAAATAATTAATGAAATGAATATATTATCCTTTGATAACGATATAAACAATAGAAGAATACTGAGAGATCCTAATCAAGATAATCTTTATAATTTATTTCAAAAAAATATAATGGTTACTAAAAATTTATTAGTTTATCCATATATAATTCCTAGAGAATTTGAAATGAGATTAGACAGGATTTCAAACGACATTTATGGATCACCAGATTTTGTAGAAGAATTAATGATATTAAATGATATTATTAGTCCATATTCAGTACAAGAAGGCCAAATAATATATTTCTGTAATTCAGATATGTTAGATACTTTATATACAACAGATGATACAGAACAAAACACAGAAACTAATAGACAAATTTTAATAAATTCTTCTCAAACAAATAGAAATAAACAAAATTTGACTAATGATGCAAGTTTACCACCTACAGTAAAGCCACAAAATTTGCAACAGGTTAAAATTAGTAAAGATAATAATATACAAATTATAAATTCATTTGAATAAAAAACGACATAATAATGATAAGAGTTATAGAAAAATCTAAAATAAAAACAATTCCGTTATCTTTTAAATTAAATGATCCAGTGTCAGCAGATATTTTTTCACAATCGCTTAATTATGTGCCTCTTATATTTATAACAAAAGTAAATGATCCAAATATAAACGGTACAACAATAGATGCTAGAGATATTATATATGTTAAACTTTATAATAGTAAAGTTTTACCTGAAATTGAATTGTGTTGTGAAGATTCAAAAGGAATATTATTTAATGATTTATATCCTTTCGATCACGATACAATAATTAGTATTTTTGTCAAATCGAGTTCAGAAAATACAATGCCAATTAGAATGGATTTTAGAGTAATAGAATATGAAACTACAAAAGCTAGTGAAACAAAAAATGAATTAAAATATATTATAAACGGAATTTTAGATGTTGATAATTTACATTATTCAAATTATGAAACAAGAAAAGGC